ACCCGCCGAAGTCTATGCGCGCAATTTTGAAACCTTCAGGCAGGTTCGCGCCACCCAGGTTCGCGCCACCCAGGTTCGCGCCGTACAGGTCCGCGCCGCACAGGTTCGCGCCGCACAGGTTCGCGCAGCACAGGTTCGCGCCGCACAGGTTCGCGCCGTACAGGTCCGCGTCGCACAGGTCCGCGCCGCACAGGTTCGCGCCGCACAGGTTCGCGCCGCGCAGGTTCGCGCCGCACAGGTTCGCACCGTACAGGTCCGCGCCGCACAGGTTCGCACCGTACAGGTCCACGCCGTACAGGTCCGCACCGCGCAGGTCCGCGCCGTACAGGTCCGCACCGCGCAGGTTCGCACTGCACAGGTCCGCGCCGTGCAGGTTCGCGCCGTGCAGGTTCGCGTCGCACAGGTTGGGATACTTTTCTAATATTTCGTTTTTCGTCATAATTCCCTCCCTATATCCGAGTGCAGCTTACCTTCTTGGCGAGGAACACCGTCAGCCCGGCCTTGTCGCCTTGGCCCGCGTCCAGCCTTTCTTTTGCAGCGCCCTCACTTAGCCGCCGCTGTAGCAGCTCCCAGGCGTTATTCTTCTTCACGTAGGCGTACAGCCGGTCCCAGTCGGCAACCTGCGCTACGGCCTTGGTCTCCACCTGCACGCGCGCCACTCGGCCCGCCACGCCCGTCTGCCCGGCGGGCAGCGTCTCGACGAACCAGTTGCTGATCTGGGACTCCAGCTTGGCTATTTTCTCCGTCTCGCGCTGCATCTCCAGGCGGCGCTCCCGGGAGCGGTACAGCAAGTCCGCGCACTCGGCGGCGCTGGGCGGCAAAACGTAGTTGCCGTCACTATCCATTTGCACGGTTACGCCCTTGCCCAGGATCGCGGTGGCCAGCTGCCCCGGCCTACGGGGCCGTAGCAGTGGGATAAGGTCCTCAGTCTTAGCACTCTCAACCGTTCCCCTCAGGGTATCAATGTTCAAAGCTCCGCGCGCTATGATCTTGCCATTTTGGTCATGGAAGGCAACGTCAGCCCTAGTGCTAGCGCCTTGATGCTTCATAAATCTATTTTTCATCAACTCGCCCTCCCGGCCAACAGTTGGTTAGACATGGCGTTCTCAATTCTTGCTTCCGGTAGTCGCATATCGAAATTCTCCTTGTATTAACACTGCGCTGCTCTCATTGCAATCCTCCTAGAACTTGGCGGAGGATAAACAGCGCCCCGTCACGTCTATCCGCATCATTCGGATTCATGTCTGCCGGGGTCATGGCCAGCAGGCGATTTTCGATTGCTTTGAGGGCGGCGATCAATACTCGTTTCACGGGCCGCAAAAGCGGCGGCAAAGTCGAATGTGTCCTTCGGGTTTCCTGTGGATTGGTGCCGCCACAACTGATAGAAGCCTTCTGCGCGTTTAACTCGTTCGCAGGGGACACCAGTGTAATCGGAATAGTCCATAAATACTCCTCCTTTTATCTGTTTTCTTACTGACATACTATTTCTCCTTGTGTTGTTGGCGAGTGCCTTGGTAATCTTCGTGATCCACCCAAGAGCTGACCCAGCCGCAACCTCTTGCGAATTCTGGATGCCACATCAAGCCGTCCTTCACAAACCATTCCGACATGCGCTGGCCGCACTGACAGTGAGCGTATTGGTCCGTTTCTAAGCGTCGCGCGCGAATCCTCTGATGTTCTCGGTGGTTGATAACGCACTGCCCTATCAGGCAGATCATTAATACGACGTAAGCGAACCAGCCGTAACTCATCTCACCATCTCCTTTCAGCAAACATCGAAATTCTCCTTGTATTACCGGCAGGAGCGAGCCGACCCGCCCCCGCCGATTACGGGCATATGTTGCCCATTAGCGAGATGGATGAAGCACTACGCTGGGGCTAGGCACGGCAAGGCATGATCACGCCGATGGCCTCTGTTCGGCTCACCTTTACCAACACGGGTGACTGTGTGTCTTTCACAGTTAACGTCACGATAAGAGGATCGTTCGGTCCAGTCATGGCCTTGGCTAGTCGATAGAGCAGGTCCACATCTAGCCTGACCGTGGCTGGGTTGGTCGCCGGAATCATTTTGCTCATGCCAACGCTCCATCCGCGTCAGTCTCAATGATCACCAAGTTATCGTCCAGCCTTATCTCCTCAACGTACATCTTGGCTGACAGATGCGCTTTGCAATACCGCTCGGCTTTGGCGGAGGCATCCTCGACTCCCGTGGCAATCACGCACGCGGTCAGATACGTGGCTTTATTCGACCTCCCCGGTCCCGGCTTGGCATCGGTAAACGACGCGGTGTATGCTCGGATACCTTTCATTCGTCCGATCCTTTCTCGACCGAATTCTCCTTGTATTACCGGCAGGAGCGAGCCGACCCGCCCCCGCCGGTTCCCGGAACTACACTTACTCCACACTGGCCGGATTGGATCGCGCTTCCGACCAGCCCTTAGCTTAACCTACCGCTTACCGAAAGTAAAGCTTTTATTTTTTACGCAGCGCCTTAAGGTCAATCTCCAGCTCGCGGCACAGCCAATTGATGGTGTTGCGGTGCACACCCATCGCCCGCGCCGCCCGGCAGGCGTTGCCCCCGTTCTCCTTTAGCATGCGCAGCACCAGCTCCCGCTTAAACGCGCGCACCGCCTCGTGCAGGCTCGTCACCGGTTACGCTCTACGTACAGCGCGAACTGCACATCGCGCATTTCCTTGTCAATTGCGGCTATCTTCCTCGCAGTGTCCTTGCAGGTTTGGCAGGAGTCTTCCGTCCCGCATTTTAGCAGTGCCGCACACCAGTCGTTCAGCAGTATTTCCATTTCCTCGTTGTTCATACTATCCTCTTTTTCAAAGGGAATTATATAGATAACTCGCTCCTTCGACGCTTTGCATATTGATCCCTTCGCTTCCGGCGCTTGGCCGCTTTTGTCTTGGGTTTCGGACGATACACGAGAACTTTGTCCGCGATGTGGTCTAGCTCTGGGGGAGTTTTCATAGGGCGTCGTCGCCTTCAGTGGCTTCTTTCCATGTCATCCCTCGAGGACGCTTAAAATATGAAATTTCGGTGTTTACATCGGCTAATTCCGCTTTCAGCATAACCATATTGGCCAAGGCTGCGGCCAGTGCTTTCTGGCAATCCTGCAACGCTGTGAGATTGTAATTAGCGCGTTCGTGTTCAGCCCGGAGTGCAGTGAAGTTTCCACACAAAAGAGCACAGTTGTTCTCGATATTATTCATGCTGTCAGTTCCTTGTAGGTGAAGTGACTCATGTATATAATTCCCTTTCAAAGGTTACTTACCTGAAGAGAAAGAACTCGATCGTAAAGCTCAACACGAGCATTAAAAAGCCGATCAGCCCGTAATACCATCGGTATGCGCTGCCTAAAATCATTGCAACCGTCGCCACCAAATAGGTAAGCACTCCCAGCACGCAACAAAAAATCACTACGAAATGCCACACATTGTTGTTCATACTATCCTCTTTTTCAAAGGGAATTATATACATTACAATTGCACATTTTCTGAAAATAATCCAAATTATTTTCGCCCCTCGATACGTTTCCGCGCTAACTCGCAGTATTCATTGGATATATCAATTCCAATAAACTCACGATTGTTAAGAACGGCCATCTTTCCTGTAGTTCCACTGCCCACGAAAGGGTCTAATACCAAATCCCCGGGATTGCTCCACGAAAGGATGTGGTCAGCCGCTAAGGATTCAGGAAATATAGCAGGATGGTCTCCGCGTTCTGGCGCAATGTACCACCAATTATTTCGGCGGCTGAACTCAGCGCACAGCTTTCGCTTTTCTATTTTATGAACGCCATCAACCGTTCTCCGGCCCACACCGCTCTTGTCTTTACCAGCAGATTTATTTGGCTTGTCCCTAAGCAGATTCACAACCTTTGGGCGGCCTTTCGAGAACACAAACATGAACTCCCAATTTTGTGTATAGCAAAGATTACTTCCGATAGCACCGCCGCCATCTTTAACCCATATCATCGTGTCGTGTAGATTGAATCTGCACTCTTTGAAAAACAAGGCTTGTAGAAAACTGGTTCCAGATTCGGAACCGTATTTTGTGCCATCGGCAACAACCCATACGACTACTCCGCCAATTTTTGTAACGCGATAAAGTTGCTTTGCGATATTTTCAAAGTCGAAAGAGTAACCGTTGTATGTTCGCAGCCCATCATACGGTGGAGATGTAACCGTAAGGTCTATGCTCTCTGCTGGCAGCAGACTCATTTCTGTAGCGCAATCCCCTTCAATAATTCTCATAGCGTTTCCTCCACATCAATCCACGTTCTGCCCTTTGTTAATTGGGCATTAAGCACTCCCAGCACGCAACAAAAAATCTTCGCGAAATGCCACACATTAGCCATATCCTAAACTCTCCTTAGAACTCGCGCAGCGGTCCGAACTGCCTTATTACGCCCAGCCCCGGGGCCAGCAGCACGTCCCTCGGCGTCAGGTGGCAGTCGGGGATGAAGGTGTGGTTAACCAGCGGGTTGCCGGTCTCCCGAAACGCCCAGAACGTCAGCACGTCGCAGATCCAGTGCCCGGCGGTCGCCCAGTTCTTGCCCAGCTCGATGCCGGCGATGTCCAGCAGCCCGTACGGCCTGCCCAGCTGCGTCGCCATACGCGCCAGCGCCAGGTCGGAGCCCGCACACGCCAGCAGCAATATCTTTTGGGTAGGCAGCACCGCGCGCCACGCAACACCTTTACCGTCGAACATCGCCGAGAGTGTCATATTGGTACTCTGCAGATACAGCCCCACGTGGCTCCAGTCGCAATTCGTCTTCTCCCGTATCATCACCGACACCGGGTCGTATTGCTGCGTAGCCATGTAGATGCAGGCGTCGTCGGTCATGTCATCACCGCCGAGCCCCACCGTATCAGCAAGTGGCCATTCACGTTGCCGTAGAATTCGATGATCATTGCCTCCCTCCTATAAGCCGTGCCCACGCGCGCCCACCCTGTATGTGCTTTACCCCCACCACGCCCGGCCCCCCCACCAGCCCCGCGAAGAGCCACGTCCGCGAGCGGAACACGTAGCCCAGGATGCTGGGCGTGGAGGCCAGACCTATTATCGGTATGTCACGCAGGTAAAGCGCGCGGGCGGAGGGATGGGTGCCGACTAAAAACGTGTTGCCCTCCACCGCCACGCCCAACCTAAGCCCTCGCTCTGTCTCGCGCGCGTCGTAGACGTTCGCGGCCACGGCAAAGCCTACGGCCCCCGCCAGCGCCGCCAGGCCGGATTTATGGCGCGGTGGCTCCTCGGCCGCTGCGGAGGATGCGAGAATAAGTAGCAGCAGTAGTCGGGTCATTTTGTCACCCCGCCCAGGTCCACGCAAGTTATATTGCCCGCAGTATCCACACGCAAGTATTTACTAGAATCGCAAATGGGCTTCACCAGAATGCTGCTTGCCGTGGGCCGGGAGCGCTCCAGCGCCGTTACGCGCCTAGAGATGTCGTACGCGTGCACTAGTGCCAACAGCATGACAATAAGTATGGCGTACGAAGCCAGCGACGGCTTCGGCGCGGGGGGCAGCAGGCCCCGGATGCGGGCGTCCAGGGACTCGGCGCTTGTTACCTTAAACCACTCGCTGGCCGTGCCGTTGGCCCGCTCCTCCAGGTCCGCGACGCGCGTCTTCAGCGCGCTTAATTCTGGCCATGCCGCTAGGCGTATTGCGTACTCCGAGTCTGCGCGCAATTCTAGGTTAGCTACCCGTGTCTTCAGATTCGTAATCTTCATGGCTTCTCCTCCTGCCCCGTCGCGCCGCACTTGGCGCACAGCCTACGTCCCCACATGTACCCGCTTCCCCTGCACGCCCGGCACTGGCCTCCCGCCAGCTTAAGCTTGGCGTCGTAGGCGGCACGTTGCCTGGAATCTTTCAAGGTCGCCCAAGCTAAGGTCAACTCGCGAAACTTCTCTTCGTCCCCGTGCTTGTCGGGGTGGTACAGCACGGCCAGCTGGATGTAGGCCGCGTGCAGCGCCCCCAACGTCGCGCCGGGGGGCATGCCCAGGACAGAATAGAGAGTGGGCTTCATAAACGACCTGCTTTCCGTTCCTCGTCGTAGGCAGCACCTATTTTCGCAGGACTCAGTTGCTCCAATGCCTTACGATCACCCTGCACAATCCACAGCTTTACTACGCGCTTTTCCACCGGGCTCCAGATAGGCTCACCTTGGTGCGCCTGCCTAAACCCACCGGCTTTTAATGACCTCATCAATCCTTGTTTAGTCAGCTTCTTTTTTGCTTCTGGGTCCCAAAAGTTGAACAACGTTTCCAAGGTAACCAGCGTATACGCGAGCGGTACGGGCAGCATCGCAGACTTTAACACGTTCTCGGGATGCTCTTTTAACTCTGCCACCCACGCCTCTGCATCGCTGCGGCCTAGCTCAATCATGGCCTTGCGGCTAACTGTTTCTCGCGCCGGAGCTGTAGGATCGAAGCCAGTTAAGTTCAAATGTAAAAAATAATAGAATAACGCTCCTGCACCTTCCGGTGACTTTATCCATTTTACATACTGCTTAAGAAATTCGGGGGCAATGTCCACCAACCGTCCACAACGCACTTCGTGGATAAATAAGCGGCGGTCGCCATCTTCTACAAAAAAGCTATCATGGTGGTTAGAATTAAAGTAATAGTTCATACAATCGGGCAGCACATAAGTAGGTAAGTGCTTTGCATTGATACGTATCGTGGGCCGGGTAATCATGCCCTTTAGCTTATCGGCAATGCCGCGTTTATCGCCTCCGGCAATTTCTTCGGCCATAATGAACTGCTTATTCTGGGCCCATTCGTTAAAGTCTCCTTTTAGCTGGTCTTCATCCAGTTCTTCAAAGTTAAGTCCGTAAATTTCCTTCATACTGTGACCCAATAAACTCTTACCGCAGCCTTTTACTGTACTGTGCACCACTAAGGCCGTGTACAACTTAGTGCCGGGATGCTGCAGCGGGTAAGCCAGCCATTGTTCCATCCAACGACGATCGGCAGCGGCGGTCGGATCGTCCTTAAAAAAGTAATCCATAAACTCACGCCACAAGCTTGTGTCACCTTTCTTAATGTACGCTGGCGCTACGCCCCATCCACGCCATAAATTGGCCTCGCGCTCGTCCGTAATCCGCTCTTGTCCGGGTGCATAGGTAAGCCTTAATACTTCGCTCCGCGAAGGCCACTTAATCCACTCCTCGGCGGCACCGCGCTTTTCTATTTTTGTTTTACCCTTTGCAGCAACTACTTCCTCTTCCCAGATGCGGTTAGCATATACACTGCGGGCGAACATATCGCGGGACATACGCTGTAGCGTGTCGTGTCGCAATACCAAACCAGGGTCTTGGATAAATACTACTTCTTCGTTTAGCTCATGCAGAGTACGACTAGGGGCCCAGGGTTGCGCAGCATTAAGCAGTTCCTTAAAAGCTTCAACGCCCCGGGCCATAATAAAATCGTCCAATCCGGTCTTGGTGGTGGCGGTTAGAGCGGGTAAATCTACGGGAAACACTTGTGCATTAAGAGCTAGGAATTCCGCAGATAATGCATTGCGCGCCCGTACAACCTGGAAGTTACTGCTGGCATCACTATCATACACAATACATACAGTTGACTCACTCCAGTCTATTTGTCGTAGTCCTTCTATAAATGCTTCCTTACGGCTGCGGAAGTTGTACACGCCACCTAGGCCAATGCAAGGCACTCCATACTTACAAGCACAATCGGCTTTAAGCTCACCTTCCGTAATCACTACAGCGCGAGCCTCGCCTTTATGTGAATCTAAATACTGTACCCATGGAAACAATTTAGAAAAGTAAGGTTGAGGGGCGGCTCCAGCAGGTTGGGTGTAGCGGATAAGCTTACCTTTTTCGTCGTAAATTTTCTCTAGATACCGATAACGTAAGAATCCATTACGTTGGCCCGTAATCTTATGGTAGGGTAGGACGAACCCCGCAGCACGGATTGATATTTCTACAGGCGGCAGTAACATAGCATTAAATCCCAGCTTATGCGCATCTTCGGCAGACAACCCACTGGCGGCAATTTTCTCCAGCATGCGGTGGCGTACCTCCGCAATAGTAAGCGACACGCGAGGCTCCTTACAGGTTGCCAGAGAGGGTTACGGTTTAGCGCTACCGTTGCCATTACGGTTAAAATAGTCCGCAATGATCATTTTAATTACGGCAGAGCGGCTGCGCAGTCGAGTACCGTCACGACGGCTGGCTTCGTAGGCGGCATAATCTTCTTGATATTTTTTATAGCGTTCTTGCTGAGAACGAGTAAGAGTGCCGGGAGCTACGTTTTTTGTAGGAAAAGGCCAAGTGGGTTCAGGTAGATCTTCTACCAAAGCGTCAATCTTAATTGCCAGTTCATCTGACAAATCAGCGGATATCAACATAAACCATCAACCCCTCTTGTTTACAGTAAATATAAATTACGCTGTTTATATTAAAAAGTAAAGGGTTAACTTACGCCTGTGTTTGAGCGGCGTAAGGGGCTTTTGTAAATGGCAACCTAGCATAAACAGAGGCTATTTTTAATCTTTTACAAAAGCCCCTTACGCTACCCCCCCTTTCGGGTTGGACCTATAGGAATTCACTACTATTATTATAATGAGTATTTCTCTATATATAAGTTAAAAAGCCGTAAGGCCGTAAGGGCGTAAGGGGATTTTTGTAGAACCGTGCTCCGCACGGGTTTCCAATTACTGACCTCCCCTTACGCCTTTGTTTATGCGGGTCCCAGCACTTAGCTGTTTACCGCCTTTTTACCCTTTACTTCCACCTTCCACCCCGCGTAAAGTTAATTAGTAATCTGTGTTTCCTGTTCACACTCGTCGCACAACAGGCTTTGCCGGACAACGCGGTAGTTACGCCCCAAATACCGGAAATGAAAATCGGAATCCTTGAGTTCCACCAATCGCATGACGAGTTACCTAAACATTCTGTATCTTCCGTCCGAGCTACAAAGCTTCTCGGACTTAATGTTGTGGCTTGGGTTACGGAAGGTCGCTTGTTGCGTTTAATAGTCCGTGCTGGTTGGAGTTCCGTGAAAGAACTTCTCCGCCCCGCCTGCTTTAGTACCACTCCTATCTTGTTGTTGGCTCCGCTTCCTTATTATGATTTGGACACTAACTATCCGCGCTTGGGTCAGGAGACGGATGCCCAAGAGCGGCGTAGGCAGTTGTGGAGCGGGCAGGCCATGGTGCCGGCAAGGGAAAGAGTGGAATGAAGATTACCAGATTGCAACCTCCGACAATTGAAGAGGTTCAGTGGACGATTTCCGCTCTGGAAAAAGAGTTTCGCGTCAGCAGCGGGAAGTTTGCGTCCAATGAAAGGGCGTATCGCTCCGTTCCCGAGGACATTGCTGCCAATTGGGATTTGGCGCTGCATCAACTTGATGTATTGCGGCCGTTAGTGCCGGCAAGGGAAAGAGTGGATTGTGGGAACTAAAAAGACTAAGAAACACCGCAAGCCCCGAGAGCTTAAGCCTAACGAGGCCTTGTTCGTGGCCGAGAGTGTCAAGCCCGGATTGAGCAAGGTCGAGGCCTCGCGACGCGCTGGTCTGGATCACGTGCCCCACGGGGCACACGTGAATCGTTATCGTCAGGAAGTGCTGCAGCAGCAGATGTCGATCGCGGACGTAACGGTAGGGCGTATTGTGGTGGAGTTGGCGCGTGTGGCGTTCTCGGATCCTGGCAAGATGTTCGACGATTACGGGCATATGTTGCCCATTAGCGAGATGGATGAGGATACGCGCCGAGCTATTAGCGGCTTCGATGTGGAGAAGAGAACGGAACGACACGGCGACGACACGGAAACGTATTATGTCTTAAAGCCCCGGCTGTGGAACAAGAACGCGGCCCTGGATACGCTAGCCAAGCTGCACTACACTGAGGCCGGAGAGCTGCGTATGCCTACTAACGGTGGCACGCTAGCACCGCAGCAGCCGGTTGTTCATGTACACTTTGTAGCTCCGCCGCAACAACTAGAGAATGGCAGCAGCGGTACTACCTCCTGAACTCGATGTACGGCTACCCGACGGTTACGAGTACCTGTTCGAGCCGCACCGCTACAAGGTGGCCCACGGGGGCCGGGGCAGTACCAAGTCTTGGTCTTTCGCGCGTGCGCTTATCATTAAAGCGTACCACTATAAGTTGCGCATCCTCTGCGCCCGCGAGCTGCAGACCTCCATCGGCGAGAGCGTCCACAAGCTGCTCGCGGACCAGATCGAGCTCATGGGGCTCGGCAAGTTCTTCGAGGTGCAGCAGCAGGGCATCTATGGCCACCGGGGCAGTGAGTTCTTCTTCTACGGTATTCGCAACAACATTACTAAAGTTAAGTCCGCCGAGGGCATCGACATTTGTTGGTGTGAGGAAGCTGAGAAAATTAGCGACAACAGCTGGCAGGTGCTTATTCCCACTATCCGCAAGACGGGCAGTGAGATATGGATTACCTTTAACCCCGACGAGGAGATGGATCCCACCTACCAGCGCTTTATCGCTAACGCAAAACAACTGCCTGGCAACAGCGTCGTCCGCGAGTTTAACTGGAACCACAATCCCTGGTGGTACACGGACGACTGCAAGAGTATGCGGGACGAGAAGGACTACCTCTACCGCGTGGACCCCGAGGCTGCGAACCACGTGTGGGGTGGGCTGTGCCGGCAGAACGCTAGCAGCCAAATATTCCGGGGCAAGTATGCGGTCGAGGATTTCGACGCGCCTACGAACGATTCCGTCCTGTTCCGCGAGCAGGGCTGGGACGGGCCGTACTTCGGCGCGGACTGGGGATTTTCGCAGGACCCGGCCTGCATCGTCAAGTGTTGGGTAAAGGGCTATGTATACGGCAAGACAATGGGAAAGCTTTATGTGGAGTATGACGAAGGCGGCGTCGGCATCGAGCTGGACGACCTGCCCGCCGTGTTTAAGCGGGTGCCTGGTGTGTGCGATTATCTCATACGAGGCGACAGCTCGCGGCCCGAGACTATTAGCCACGTCGCCCGTCACGGCAACATGCGCATAGACCCCAGCGAAAAGTGGAAGGGCTCGGTGGAGGACGGCATTGCTTTCCTTAAGAGCTTCGAGCAGATCGTCATCCACAGTCGTTGTGTTGCCACCCAGCAAGAGGCCCGGCTGTACAGCTACAAGCGTGACCGGCTTACGGGCGATGTGCTGGCGGATATCGTAGACGCCAATAACCACCGCTTCGACGCTGTGCGCTACGCCTTGGAGCCGCTGATCATGGCGGGCAACGCGGCACACGTATGGGCACGGATGTGAGTGACCCGGTCGCGGTGCTTCCTGGTGTTCGAGGACTGGATGTACCACGTGTTCCACCTGGCGGGCGGTATGCCGGAAGCAAAAGACTGCAAGATTTGCGTGTGGTACGCCAAGCTAAAGCGTAAATGAGCGCCCAGCAACCCAGGCTGTCCGGCACTAAGAACAAGCCGGTTAAGCACATTGGCAACCCGAGCGCGGCGTGCGCGGCGGGCCGCCACCGCGAGTGCTACAAGTTGGACTGCCCCTGCGGGTGCCACAGGATCGCGAGGCTGCAATAATGCTTTGGACAATTTTGGTGGTCCTGCTGGTGCTGTGGCTGCTCGGGTTTGGAGCAGGCATAGGCGGCGGGGCCATCCATCTAATACTGGTGGTGTGCGTGGTGTTGCTGGTGCTAGGACTAGTGCAAAGGAGGAACGTGCCATGACAGCGAAAAAGAAGGGCAAGATGAAGCTGGTGACCAAGGCGGTGCAGCGGGCCGAGAAAGACGCCCGGCGGGCCAAGATCAAGATCGCTCGTGTCGCGGCCCTGGAGGACGGTAAGCACGTGGTGGAGCTGCACGTGGAGGACGCGCCGCCGTTACCCGCCGATCTGAGCCTGTACGACACGGCCCCGGTGGCGCTGGAGGAGCTGCCTCCGGAGCACAGGACGTGGTGGGACAAGCTGTGGGACTGAAGTTAGCCCTGGCGCCAAGCGCGGAGCGAGCTGAGGGCGGCCACTCCACCGAGCGGAGACCCGACTGCGACGACCCCCGCGCTTCGCGGCGAGGCTAACTTATGGCTGAGAACTACAAGGCGGTTACCGACAGCACACTGGCCGACATCAACGCCCGCAACCGGGACATGTGGGATAGCAACGCCGCCAAAATGCCGGAGCGCATCATTGAGGACGAAGCGAAGGGCGAAGAGGAAGAGCCTGATTCTACCGAGGACCGCGCCGTGCACTTGCCGCGCCGGGCCAGCCGCAAGTGGCGAGGGAGCAATTTTAGTTGAGTAAGGTATCCATCAAGAATACCGTCCGCGACGCCAAGCGCGAGGATAAGGCCGCGCGCCTGGCCCGCACCGCGTCGAAGACCACCGACAGCATGGTGAACTTCGCGGCCAACTTCGGCATCGGGGCCGACAATTTAATGTCGACCACCACCTACGGCTTCAACCCCATCACGCGCAACCGCATTCTGCTGGAGTGGATCCATCGGGGCAGTTGGTTGGGCGGCGTTGCGGTGGACGTGGTGGCGGACGACATGACGCGCGCCGGGGTAGACATCCGGGGCGAGCTCAAGCCGGACAAGATCGAGCAGATCGAGCAGGCGGTCAGTCGGTTGGGCGTATGGTCCGCCGTCTCCGATACGGTGAAGTGGTCCCGGCTGTACGGCGGGGCCATCGCCGTCATGCTGATCGAAGGCCAGGACATGGCCACGCCGCTCCGGTTGGAGACCGTAGCCAAGGACCAGTTCAAGGGGCTGCTGGCGCTGGACCGCTGGATGGTGGACCCATCGCTTAACGATCTAGTCACCGACCTTGGGCCCGACTTGGGCAACCCCAAATTTTATACTGTCCTGGCCACGGCTCCGGCCGTGATAAAGAAGCGTATCCACTACTCGCGCTGCCTGCGGCTGGAAGGCATCCGGCTGTCGTACTGGCAGCGCGTGATGGAGAACCTCTGGGGCATATCGGTATTAGAGCGCCTGTACGACCGCATGGTGGCGTTCGACTCTGCCACCACGGGCGCGGCGCAGCTGGTGTATAAGGCATACCTGCGCTGCTACAAGATTAAGGGCCTGCGGGAGGTGATCTCGGCGGGCGGGCCTGCGATGCAGAACCTGCTCCGGTTTACGGAGTTCATGCGCTCGCTGCAGTCGATCGAGGGCATTACCTTAATCGACGCCGACGACGACCTAGCCGCTATAACGCAGCCGAGCTTCGCCGGGCTAAGCGACGCGCTTATGCAGTTCGGCCAGCAGCTGGGCGGGGCGCTGCAGATCCCGCTTACGCGGCTGTTCGGCCAGTCGCCCACGGGCATGAACGCTACCGGCGAGAGCGACCTGCGCACGTACTACGACGGCATTAAACAGCGGCAAAACCGGGAGCTGCTGGTGCCGATGACCAACGTCTACCGCGCCGTGGCGCAGAGCGAGGGCATTAAGCTGACGGACAGCTTCTCGCTCGACTTCCGCAGCCTGTGGGTGCTGTCGGACGACCAGAAGGCATCTATCGGCAGCACGGACTCCACGGCGGTGACGGGCGTGTTCAACGCCGGGGTCATCAGCCCCAAGGTGGCGCTCAAGGAGCTGCGGCAGCTGTCCAAGACCAGCGGGCGGTTTACCAACATTACGGACAAGGACATCAACGCCGCCAGCGACGAGACGGGCGCGGGCATGGTGGAAGAGCAGCACGGCATGGGGATGGAGACGGGCGCGGCCAGCCTGCAGCAGATGGAGGACGAGCCTGCCGGGGGCGCGCCCAACGGCAAAGCCAAGAAGAAGCAGGCGGCGGCGTGAAGTATAGGCCCCTGTGGGTAGATTTGTTCATAACCCTGGTTCTAGTGGCTACGTTCGCCATGGTCATCTACAGCTGCACGGTGCATCATTCGTGAACTATTACACAAGGGAAAGACTGGGCCCGAAGCAGGCGCTAACGCCGGAAGGGTTCCTGCTGTGCAGCGACGTTCCGATCGCCCGCACCGGGACCATGTTATACGGTTACGGCGAGGTGTCTACCGAGGACGGCACGCCGCTGGAGGTGGACGGTGACCGCGTCACGTACGTGGACCGCGCGGCGGAGGACGTGTTCCGGGCGGAGACGCTGGCCAGCTTCGACGGCAAGCCGTTGGTCAACAGCCACCCCGAGGACGACGTCGGGCCACACAACTGGCGGCAGCTGGCGGCGGGAACGGTGATGCGCGTAAGGCGCGGGGCCGGGGTACTGGACGACGTGATGCTGGCCGACGTGCTGGTTACCAACCATGACGAAATACAGGCCGTGCGCGCCGGGCTGCGGGAAGTAAGCTGCGGCTACACCGCCAAGTACCAGCGCACTGCCCCGGCGCGATATCGGCAATACGACATTATTGGGAATCACGTGGCCCTGGTAGAGAGTGGTCGCTGCGGGTCACGGTGCTCTATAGGCGACACAATCAGCAACGAGGAGAAGCGCATGACGGTGAAAGAGCGGTTTCGAGCTGCATTCAAGTCCAAGGATGAGGCGGCTTTCGACGCCGTTCTCGCGGAGGTCCCCGCAGAAGGCAGTAATAACGGCGGACCGGAAATCCACATTCACAACGAGCATCGCCCGACGCGCGACGCCGAGCACAAGGAAGACTGCGACTGCGCCGAGTGCAAGGGCAAGACTAAAGATCGTACTATGGACGCCCGCATGAAGAAGGTCGAGGACTCCGTGGACTCCATCGGGCGGGACGTTAAGTCCATGAAGGACGCCTGGGAGAAGAAGGACAAGGAAGACGAGGAAGAGGAAGACGAGAAGGAGACTAAGGACAACACGGCCATCGAGGGCTCCTTGGAGATGGAGGCACCTCCGGGCACGGACGACGGCGTGGCCGCCAAGGCCAAAGACTCGGCCTACCTGGCCGACAGCTGGGAGGAGGCCATCAGCCTGGGCGAGATCATCTCGCCGGGGTACCGGGCTCCCACGTTCGACGCTAAGAGCGACCCGAAAAAGACGTTCGACAGCCTTTGCCGGTTCCGCCGTAGCGTGCTAGACCTGGCGGAGAAGGAGCCCGCGACGCGCAGCTTTATGGAGAGCGTTACGGCGGGGCGTGAGTGGAAGACCTACGACTGCAACGGCATGCGGACTTTATTCCGGGCCGTGGGCGCGCACAAGAAGGACGCCAACAACCGGTCGCAGCAGACGGCGGACGAGCGACCGCTGCAGGCGGTCGGAGGCGGGCTGGGCACCAAGATGTACCCGGAAGACATCAACAAGAAGAACGCTGATTTTTGGTCCAAACAACCGGCCTAGAGCGGCCAAAGGGAGAACAACGCATGAACTGGAACGAGCTTAAAACAGTGCTGGAGACGGGTCGGCACGACTACGACCCGGAGTCGCTCGAACAGTCGCCGCTGGGCTTAAAGCGCTACGCGGCCATTGCCCGAGACCACCGCCGTAAAACTGCCGGGCGCACGCAGGACATCAGCTACTTGGGCCGCATGCCGGCCGGATTCGCCGGGGCCGTAAACCGCTCGCATCCGATGAGCATCGAGCCCTGCCTGATCGACTACGTCGCCCCGCCGCTGTACTACGGGCAGTGCGTGGTGGTTGATCCGACTACACAGGGCGTGCGTCCGCTGGTGGCCGGGGACTCGGGGCTAACGGACGTGTACGGGATTACCGTGCGCCCTTTCCCGTACCAGCAGACTACGGGCGGCAGCTTCCCGCTCAGCGCCACGATCGGGGCGGCTACGCCTCCGGTGGCCGGGTTTATGGGGATCTTGAAGCAAGGCTATATCATGGTCCCTATTAACGCCAGCGGCAACGCTCCGGTAAAGGGCACTCCCACGTATGCCTGGGTAGCGGCCACCAGCGGCGCGCACATCCAGGGCCTGTGGGAGGCGACGGACAACGGCAGCTCCATCCAGGTGGGCACCGTTCCGCGCAACGTGTACCAGGGTGGCTGGGACGCCAACAACGTTGGGGAGTTGATTTTCCACGACTAACACGGCCCGGAAACGCGATAAAAATCTAAAGGGAGAATAGCGAAGATGCTTACATTCGACGATTGCGTTAAACTCCGGCAGTCTGGTATGGAAGACGCGCCGGGCAAGTTCTTGGACAAGAAATTCCACCGCACCACTAAGGACGGGCGCACCATCGACAGCACGGGCGCGTTCATGGTGGGCGAGCTAGAGCGGCTGGACCAGACGCTCCATGATCCGCTGGCCAGCGTCACCTGGGGCCGGGACATCGACCTGCGGGAGGACGTCACCATCGCCGACGAGATCAGCAGCTACACGCTGAGCACCTACGGTAGCGCCGGGGGCCTGGGCGCGGGGCAGAGCATCGGCAACGGCAAGGCGTGGCTGGACCAGAATTCTACCCAGATGACCGGGATCGACCTGGACCTCGCTAAGATCACCGTTCCGCTGAACCCTTGGGCCATCGAGCTCAAGTACACCATCATCGAGCTGGAGTCCGCCGCCAAGCTGGGCCGCCCCATCGACCAGCAGAAGTACGAGGGGCTGCAGCTGAAGCACCAGATGGACATCGACGAGATGGTGTACATCGGGGACACCACCGTGCGCAACCAGCTGCAAAGCGGCACTCCGCTGATCACCGGGCTGCTGAACACCACCAGCGGCGTGCAGGCCGTGGGCTATAATGCCAACGTGGCCACCGTGGGCGGCAACACCACGTGGGCTGCGAAAATAGCGGCGGGGAACTATATTGCAGTGGCGACGGACGTAAACACGCTGCTGTACAACGTGTGGCAAAACTCCGGGTTCGCCGTGGTGCCGGACCGGCTGCTGCTTCCGCCCAACGACTTCGGGCTGATCAGCACGGCCATCATCAGCACGGCGGGCAACGTCAGCATCCTGAAGTACATCCAGGAGAACAACATCCTTACCACCAGCGGACGGGGCAAGCTTACGATCTTTCCCTGCAAGTGGTGTCAGGGAACGGCGGTGGGCGGCGTTCCCCTTACGGGCGGCACGGGGTACGACGTGATGCTGGCCTATACCAAGGACAAGAAGCGCGTCCGCTACCCGATGACCATGCTGCAGCGCACTCCGGTGCAGTACGACGGGATGTGGCACAAGACGGCATATTTCTGCAAGCTGGGGAGTCTGGAGATCGTCTATCCAGAAACGCTCGGGCTCGCCACGGCACTCAGCTAGAGGAAGAGGGGGCGGGGCCATGCCGCTCCTTTAGTATAATAAAAATTCGGAGGAACCTATATGGACGTAAAGCAGATGAACGAGCGGCCCACGATGACGCTGGGCCAGAAGTACAACCCCATGCTCCCTGCGCACCTCCAGGGCGAGCCCACGGTAACAATGGTGTTCCCGCACAAGATGGGGCTCCAGCTGGACGACGGGGGCGGGTACCTCCAGTTCCAGGAGGGGGTGCAGGAAGTGCCGCAGAGCGTGGCCCAGCACCCGCACCTGCGCAAGAACGGCGCCAAGCCCTACGCCAAGCCCGCGCTGCCCAATGCGGCGGAGGAGGCCGCGCTGATCGAGCGCCTTAGGGCACGGGGGTACTACGTGGCCCCGCCCACGGCGGAATCCGAAACGGCGGCGGCCATCGAGAGCTCCGAGAAGCTTGACGCCAACAGGCCGCGGACGGCCCAGGAAGCCGCCGCCGCCAATGCCAAGGCTGGTAGGCCGCTGACGGTGCAGGAAGCTGCCGCCGCCGAGCAGGAGGAAGAGGAAGAGGAGCAGCCGGTAAAGCCGTTCGGCCAGCAGAAGGCGGAGCTTAAGAAGAATGCCGCTCCAACAAGGAAGTAGCGAGAAGACCGTTTCGCGCAACATCCGCGAGATGGTCGAGAGCGGGCATCCGCAGAAGCAGGCGGTCGCCGCAGCACTACATACAGCGAGGGACAATATGGGCATTGCGATGACGGCGGCAGAAGTGAACAAGCGGGCCGAGCGATTTTGGAACGGCGAGGATGGGAACATCGGCCCTGCTGAGAGTAAGGCGGAAGCTCCGATGCTGGCCGGAACTGCGGTTTCTAAGATCCCGGTGTGGCGCGGGGCGGGCATGGGCGACGCCATGGACGAGGTCAGCCCGACTCAGTCGGCCCCTCCAGATACGCGCAGCGATAACTTGCTGGAGCGCGGGCACGGCGGGATTCCGGGGACGGAGCCGCTGAACAGCGGCAGTGTGCCCAGTCCGCTGGCCAAGGACGACTTGGTGCAAGGCTCGGAGGCGATGGAGACTTCCGAACACCAAACGGACGGCATCGTCGGCGAGGTGAAGGGGGCGGCGCGGGCGGGCGCGGCGGCGGGGCGCAAGCTGGCGTCCGGAGAGGTGGTGGACGCTTCTCCCGATCCCGAAGCCGCTTTATCTAGGAAGCTAAAAGAGTCCAAGGAAAAGCGTGACTACGAAGCAGTCCACAAACGTGCTGCAGCCATTAAGGCTAACCCGAACGAGGCCAACCGGGGAGCGAAGCGCGACGTCAACCTAGGCAACTAACCGTGCCCATCACCACCCCAACCATCGCACCCGCGGCCTTGGAGTTTCTGGCGGACTTTCCGGAGTTCGACACCACGCTGGTGACGGACCCCGCCGCGCTGCAGTTCTCCCCGAGCGCTATAACTTACTGGCTCACGGTGGCGGGCTACATGCTGAACCAGAGCCGGTGGGGCAACCTGTACTACACGGGGATCGAGCTGTTCGCGGCCCACAACCTCAGTTTAGAAGCCTGGAGCTCGCAGGGTGGCCCGCAGACCGTGCCCGGCATAGCAAAAGGCCCGATCGCCTCCACGGGCGCGGGGGACGTGAGCGTAGCGTACAACACCGCCGCCGTGCTGGAGCTGGACGCCGGGCACTGGGCCTACACCACCTACGGCCAGCGCATGATACACCTTATCCGGCTGATGGGTGTTGGTCCATTATATGTAGGCGGCGGGTTTGGGTTCGGAGGATACGGTTGCGGCGGCGGCTACGGCTACGGCGGGGGATTCTTCCAGGCGTGGCAGGGCCCCTGGACGTTCAACGTTCCCAATCCCAACGGATAATAATGTCTAGGAAAGACCTGGTTGTAACTCCGGGGTTCGAGGCGCACGTGGCGCTGGTGTGCGCGTGTGGCCAGATCATGCAGCTTACCGAGCAAGGTGCTTATTGCGTCAACCCGGTGTGCGTGCTTAGTGCCAACCTGTACCAGGTCACGGTGCGCGTGGACGAGCTGCCCTATCCGGAAGGGGCCAGCGCGTGACGCCACGCGAGCGGCAGGTGGCGGGGCTGCTGCTCCAGGGCTGCGAGAACCCCGAGATCGCGCGGCGGCTGCACATAGCCCAGCGGACGGTAAAGATCCACTTTAACCGGTTGTTCCACCGCTTCGGGATCAGCGGCGGAATTAAGCGGGTAAAGCTGGCGGTGCTCCTCTACGAGGCCGAACTATGTCAAGAAGGATTTCTCCCATCGTCGATCGGTACGGCTCCCGCGTGCTTCGCGAGCGGGAGTGGCGAGTTCTCGCGCTCATCGCGGAGGGGTGCAAGAACCAGGAGATTGCGGACATCTGCGGAACTACCAAAGATGTCGCTAAAAACTGGCTCCGAGCCATCTACGACAAGCTCGGCATGTCCAACCGGGTAGAGCTGGCAATGTGGTACGTGAAGCAGAGGAGCGGCATATGAAGAGTTTAGCGCTTATGCTCGTATTGGTAGCTCTGGCGTTTACTTCCGGATGCAAGAAGTTACCGGACCAGGTCACGGTGCTGCGCAACAGTGGTAAGACCCTGGAGGAGCGGGTTACGGTGGGCACCTCGGGCGGCCCCAGCGTGATGTTAAGCTGTTCGCCGGGCGCGGTGACGGCGCAGAACGGCGCGGCCACCAGCTTCGCGTTCTCGCGCGGCACCACTGCCGGCACGTCCTGCTCCCCGCTGCCCACCATGTCGCCGCTGGCCACGGCCACTACCTGCGGACTGATCGACCTTACGGTGGCGGCTGGCGCCAACTACTGCTACGAGGTGGCTGGCGTAAACTCCGCCGGGACCAGCGCCCCCGACGGCCCGGTGTACGCTTCGGTGCCCGCTGTCGCGGGGCCACCCAACCCGCCCACCGGGCTGGCCGTGGTTACTATTACGAGCAAGAACGTATTGCTAAAGTGGACCGCGCCCGCGCCGCAGCCCGGCGTGGCCGTGGTTAACTACGCGCTGTACAACTGCTACGACGCCGCTTGCCCTAGCCCCCCCGCGCCCGTCGCGGTGAGCGGGACTGGGTACACTGCCGTTTGCAACCACCAGAATAAGACCTGCTACTTCATGCTGCGGGCCAACGATACGGTGGCGGGCAAGGCGGTGCAGAGTGCGCCCAGCAACATCGCGAAGGCCACGGTTTAATGAACTGGCAGCCCCGAAAGCGCACGGAGCAAGAGTACGAGCGGTCGATCTTCGGCCTGTTTGCTAATGCCCTGGAGGAGTCGGAGCGCAGCGGCGTGCCCGTGCGGCTGCTGAGCGGTGTGGAGTTCCTGGCGCGCTACGCGGAGCAGGCCGCGTTAAGGATGATCACGGCGCTGTACTTCGCCGGGGCGCGGACCTGGCGCGAGGCGGCGCGGGCCAGCGGGAAGACGGCGTTGATGTACCAAGCCCTGCAGCGGGAGATGCGGGGGCCGGTGGGCGCGCGGGTAAGGGAGCTGGTTCGGGAGAACGCCAGGCTAATAGGCAGTTTCCCGCAGAGCGTTGCCAGCGCAGTGGCAGCGCGGGCGGCGGCGCAACAACAGGCGGGCGGTCGCGCGTCGGAGCTAGCTGCTAGGTCCTCCTTACTCCGGCGCGCCGCCCGCTGGCGCGCAAGGCTGGTGGCCCGCACGGAAGTCTCCAAGGCGTCTACGGCGCTTACGCAGGCGCGGAGCGAGGCGCTGGGGCTGCCGTGGTACGTGTGGGAGACCTCTCAGGACCAGCGCGTACGGGCCAGCCACAGGAAGATGCAGGGCGTGCTGGTGGCATGGGCTGACCCTCCGTCGCCCGAGCTGCTGGTGGGGGAGAAGGGCGAGGGGCACTACTACAACGCCGGGGACATCTACAATTGCCGGTGCTATCCCGCGCCGCTAGTGCGGCTGGACCAGATCAGCTGGCCCCACCGCGTCTACCGCGACGGGGCCGTACGCTACATGACGCTCTCGCAGTTTAAACGTCTAAACCAACAGGAGGTGGCCGCATGAGACTTTTTAAGGCGCTGGGGGCAGTGCTGCTGTTTTCCGCCCTGGCGCTCGCGCAGGCAACGCACCCGCTGTCGTGCTCGCTGGCGACTACGCAGACCTGCACCATCGGCAACGGCAACGGGGCCTTCGCCGCCAGCTTCGAGGAGGTGCCTTCTGGGTCGCCCGCCACTGTGAGCGTCACGGTGCAGGGCTGCATGAACACCGGGAACACCTGCGACGCGGCGGCCGACACTAACACGGCCACTACGGCCGCAATCCGGGGCGTGACGTTCACCAAGGTGTACGACTACTTTAAGGTGACGGCTACGCTCTCCGGCGGGACCGCCCCCGTCATCGTCGTCAACCCAACCATTAGCACCGCTAATAGCCATGCAGGGAGCAGTGTAACCGGCACTGCTCCTATCGTGGTATCGGGTACAGCCATTTCCTGCCCAACTTGCGGCACTGGCACCGGATCAGTCAGCAGCGCTTCGGTCACCACAGCCAACGGCGTTTCAGGAACGGTTGCAACACCCACTACCACACCGGCGATCACTTTGACGCTGGGAGCGATCACGCCAACGTCGGTAGCGATTGGCGGCGGCACGGCCCTCACCAGCAGCAATCAGACGGGTACAGGAAGCTTGGTATTGGCAGATTCCCCTGCCTTGGTTACTCCTACTTTGGACGTAGCCACAGGAACGTCGTTGGCGCTTGGCGGAGGAACAGCGTTAGCTACTACGAATCAGACCGGCACGGGGAGTCTCGTACTCGCCACGTCTCCCACGCTGGTTACTCCCGCGCTTGGAACGCCCGCTTCTGGAGTAGCAACGAACCTTACGGGATTTCCTACGCTGAATCAGAATACGACCGGAACTGCCGCCAATCTCTCCGGCACGCCTGCGTTGCCTAGCGGTACTACGGCAACAACTCAAACGGCTGGAGATATCTCGACCGATCTGTCGAACGATGCGTTCGTAGCAGCGGCAGTGGCAGCAGCCGTCGCTTCTGGAACAGTTGGTCAACCCTCCGTATATACATCTACAGGTGGAATTGGATCGTCCCCCATTTATTACGATGTTACTAAGTTTACTGGGGCGACTGCGGACATCAAACTGTCGAATTGCCTGACCGCAGTCTCTTCAGGCGGAGTCTGCGACGCTCGGGGCTATGGGGCTACTACGCAAACGATTGCAGCCACCGTGAGCATTGGGCTTGTCGCGGCAGGAAATAAACAAGTGGTAGTATTTTCGCCAGCGACTTCCTTTATCCCATCGACTTCCTCTACCCAAATGTTCACGCTTGGGCCTTGGGCAGATGTCGCGGGTTTGCATATTGATACCAGTAGTCAAGTGTCTTATTCAGTAGCCGCGATTATTATCGCCGGGTATTACGGAGGAACGAACGGAGCCTACCAAGCAGCAATTCTTAAAGATTCTTGGGTAAATGGCGGCGCAAATTGGACCTCCGGCTCAGCGTGCTTAGAGTTAACGACGCCAAGTACCAGCGCCAGCACTTATTACGCAAGAGTGAACGGTTTTGAGTGTAACAACCTTTACGACGGAATTTTACTTTATGCTCCGAATACCAGCACTGGTGGCGTCAACGCCAACACACTGACAAACATCAAATTGGGTGGTAGCGTCTATCCCATTGAACTAAATGGCAGTTCGGGGTTTGCGAACCCAGCGTTGCAGATGTCGGGCAACGTGTTCTCGAACGTCACCTCGGAATGGAACTCCTCCAACACAATCTACCAGATCTATGTTCATGGAAATGCATACGCCAACAACTTTACTGGATTGGAATTGTTTGATGCAACGACGACTATATTCTTATCTGGAACCTCAGGCGGAACTGGTGGCAGCGGAGTCAATGGAAATTTCTTTGAAGGTTACATCTCTCCATATAGCGACACTACTACGGGATTGCCGAATAACCCAAATATGTTTATTTGTCAAAATTGTTTGCAAGGGCAGTCTAACTTTGGTGGGGTTAATTCCTTGTGGCTAAATACTTCCGGCCACGTTCAGACCAGCGACTACACTAATCCGGGGGGCTACATTGCGTGCTGCGTTGGTTCTACGGCTTCAGAAGAATTTATCTCATCCCCCGGAATTAGTGGCGCGGGAACGACTGGATGGCACTGGTATACGGCGAATAACTCAACAGGCGCACTTAACGCATTTGTAATGTCGCTTGACAATACAGGACTGCTCACTACGGGAAGCACGATCAGGGCTGGCGGTGGAGTCTATGAGGCGAGCACATCATCCCAAGCTCTTTCGCTTCTTGGGGGCTTGAGTTCGTCAGGAATAAATCAGACTCAAGGTGGTCTATTTGCCCGTGGAGCGGATAGCACCGGAACGGGCGCGAGCGAGGCAGGAGGGTTTGCGCTTCTTCGTGGTGGTATGTTGACCAACACCACCCCGAGCGCAACAGCACTCGAAGGCGTCGTCCAGATAAGCGCTGGATTCTTAAAAGGGACAGCTGTTGCAAATGTAGGTGACGTGGTTTGTGGAACTACGACAGCCTTTACCGTGACGGACTGCTCCCACACCGGGCCAGCGGTGAACATTATCGGCATTGCCACTTATACCGCGAATCCGCTTGGTGTGATTACGAATGGGCTCGCTCTGGTGAAACTGAGTGCGGCCCTGACTGCTATTGGAGATACGGTTTGCATGGGAACGACCACGGACGGGCTAGCGGTGGATAGCGGCGGAGTAGGTGTGTGTGCTACCGCCGGAACCAGTATTGGGGTGATCGTCGCCGACTCTGGCACTGTTACAACTGCCTTTGGAGCTAACACGGCTGCGATCGCCATGAGCACGACGTTGCCCTTGGTGAAATTAAACATTGGCAAATAATTGGATTCGTTGGCGTTCTATCATTTCGCCGGACTCGAGATTCCCATGACCGAAGACGAGCTTGCGCAGGAATTTGACCGACTGTTTCCGCCCCAATAACCCATGAACTCCCTCGTCCGTACCCAAACCATCGTCAACGAACCAGTTTCCTTGGCAGCCATGAAGAACTGGCTCAAATTACCCGCCACGGTGACCGCTGATGACGGTGACATCTTGGATCTCATCTCGGAAGCGCGCATCCAGTGCGAACTTTTGACCAACTGCGCGCTCGTCCGGTCAACGTTCGTCCAGTATCTCGACGACGACAGGAACTTTACTCGGCGTGACCTGTAACGTGACGCCGAGCACCATAAACCCCAGCGTAATCACGGCCAAGGTCGTGACTACGAGTTTCAGCTTTGCTATTACCACTCCGACGACGAACCCTGACTGCTTTCAATACCTGATTGTGAACTGAGGGTGACTTATGCAGCGTAAGTATGGACGCAAGAAGCCGGGGCCACTGCCTCTGAATATGATGCTGACGCGGGCCACGCCGCTGCTGCTGCCGGTGGTGGACCTGCGCAAGTGGGACGGCCCCATTAAGAACCAAAACAGCTTGGGCAGCTGCACCGGGCACGCCTTCGCGGAGACCGGAGAGCACATATTCCGCAAATACTACGGCAAGCAGCCCATCTTCAGCCCGCTGTACACCTACGCCCTGGAACTCATCGCGGACGGCAACTTCCCGAACGACGCGGGCTCCGACGGGACCACGGGCTGCGAGGTGGTGGTGGCGAACGGCTACTGCGAGGACGCGCTGTACCCGGACGCCGGGCAGAACATCATCACCCCCACCGCCGCCATGAACGCCAACGCCGCACTGTGGCGTCTTACGGGACTGGGCGGCAACGGCGCTTACCACGGGCTGACGGGTTCGCAGGTGGCGCTTAGCGTCCTGGGCGACCCGGTGCCTTGGCCCGTGTGCATGGGCTTTACCGTAATGGCCTCGTTCGAGTCCGCCACGGTGGCCGAGACAGGCGTGTACTTGCCGCAGCCGGATGAGCAGATGGTGGGCGGGCACGAGGTGAAGGCCAGCGGCTACGACATCGGCACCATGGCCACCCTGCGCCCGTTTAACTGCCCGCCCGCCGTGCTGTTCCAGAACTCCTGGGGCGCGGATTGGGGGCTGAACGGCTATTTCTGGTGCCCGTTGAGTGTGCTTGACGACCCAAATTCGGATCTTAAAATTATCCATTCCGGTGGAATCTGGAAGTAGGTGAACCCGTGGAAGAGCCTCTACCTTATCAACCCGTACAGCAAACCTGGTTTCAGCGCTTGCAATCCATAATCAACCTAATCCTTGCCAAGGTGCAGCAGCTCCTTACCGGGCAGCAGCGCACTAATGCCGGAATCCAAGAGATCGAGCAGCACCTGGCGAAGCTGGACCTGGCCGCGCTCATGGAAGCCATTGCCGCGCTTGGCGCAGCCGTGGCGCAGCTGGGCAACGCCGAGTCCGCCGGGTTCGCCGGGCTGAACCAGCAGATCGCCACCTTGCAGGCCGAAGTAGAAGAGCTTTTAACCGCCCCCGTACAACAGATCGCCGGGTGTACGGCGACCTTAAACATCGATGAATAGTAACTAACGAGTTCCTAACTTAGGAAAAAAGGAGCATTATGACACTACCAGCAAGAAAAGTAGCCAAGAAGGCCACCGCCACGCTGAACGTTCTGGACGACGGAACGGCATCCATCTCCCTTAACTTCACCGACGTAGACGGCCTGCCCATTACCGGGCTTACCGCCTACCCGTCGCAACTGGCCCAGCCCACGTTCGCCAGCTCGGACCAGACGCCGGGGCCTAGCGCGTTCCTGATAACGCCCTCGGCGCTGCCTAGCTCCAACGCCGTCACGGGCGGACTGACGGTAGCCAGCGTGTCCTGCGTCGCGCCGGTGGTGCAGCCTCCGGCCGCCAACGTGGACTTCACGGTTACCATCGCCAGCGGGTTTACCAACCAGACGGCCCCGCTCGTCATGGATGCCGGGGACCTGAGCATCGTGGCCGACCCCAGCGCGCTGGGCGGGTTCGCGGCGGTAACCAGTACCCCGTAGGCTGCTATGCGCCCAACGGTCGGGCTTACTACCGGGAGCAGCAAGGTTCAGCAGAACTTGATGCAGAGCCTTGCTGCGCTCCGCAAGTCCCAAGTGTACGTGGGCATCCCGGCCACTAACGCTATGGAGCGCAAGCGGCAGATGATGGGCGCGGCGGGCCGGAGTAGCGGCAAGAAGCGGGCGCGGCTGGAGAAGGCGGCGGTGGAGTCCGGGGTGAACAATGCCGAGCTCCTGTACATACATTCCAACGGCAGTCCGCTGCGGCATATTCCGGCGCGGCCTGTTATAGAGCCCGCCATCACGGAGCCCGGTAATAAGGCGCTTATTACTAAGGAGCTGGGCAAGGCCGCCGAGGCGGGGCTGGCGGGCAACGCTGCCGACGTGACCATGCGATTGAACCGCGCCGGGATGCTGGCTCAGAATATTTGTCGTGCTTGGTTTGTTGATCCTAGGAACGGCTGGGCCCCGAACGCGCCGAGCACGATTCGACGCAAGGGCTCGGATCGTCCACTTATAGATACCGGGGCACTTCGGCAAGCAATTACTTACATCGTGGTGCAAGAATAATGCTGCAAGAGCTAGGCGACGTTGTCAACAATCCCGACATCGCTGAAAACTTCCAGATACTGCGCAACCCCGGCGTGTACGCGCAGGGCGGGTGGCAGGGCAGCACGCAGCAATCCTTTTCGGTGTATGGAACTGTCAGTCTGGCCAGCCAGAAGGAGATCCAGATGCTGCCCGACGCGGACCACGTGACCGAAGCTAGAATCTTCCACAGTTCCACGCCGATGTACGTCACGAGCGAGGACAAGGGGATCACCTCCGACATTCTGGTGTGGAAGAACATCAACTACCGCGTAGCGCGGGAGCTGCCCTACGGCGTGCGCGGCTACTACGGGGCGATTGCCGTTAGGATGGCGGGTCAGTAAGATGGCGACTTTGCCGCTCACTCCGCCGCAGATCGACACTGTGGTGCAAACGGCCACCATTGCCATGCTGGGGCTGCCTGTACCGCAGTCGACCACGGACCCAGTGTACGAGCGAGTTCGGATAGGTTGGCAGCAGCAGGGGCAGCCCTTCGAGACTATCGACGAGGACATCATTACCTTGCGCTGCGTGGAGGTGGACGACCTGTACAATCGAGTGCGGGACGTGAGCTACGTGCAGAACAACTTTGTAAAGCTCACGCAGTACACCCGCGTGTGGCAGGTGTTCTGGGTGGTCTACGGGCCCAACAGCTTCGACAACTGCCGCCGCCTGCGCAGTCGCCTGTTCGACCAGGACATCCACGACATCTTCAGCAGCTCGCTTCTATATTTAGTCACCGACCCGGCGGCCCCCACGCGCGTGCCGGAAGAGCACGACGGGCAGTGGTGGGAGCGCGTCGACTTCTGGGCCAAGTTCAACGAGTTCGTCACTGAGGAGTACGGCTCGCAAGCCGTGCTGAGCGCCGAGGTCATCGTGATCGACAGCAAGGCTGGGGAGATCGCCGACATCACGGTGTCCAACCTGCCTACTGCTCTTGTTCCAGCCTGCGCAATGTCAACGTCGGGCGGCATGATCACGCTGGACGAGGCGGCCCTGATTTTGCAGCAGCAGGGCAACCAGATCAACTTCGTGCAGGTCGGCGCGCAGACGTACTCCGGCGACCTGGGCACTTGCGCCATCACCACCGGGGAGCTGGTCGCGGGCGACTTCCAGCACGGTTGCACCCTGGCGGACGGCGGGCGGCTGCTCGTTACCATGCCGGGAGCGCCCAACATACAATATGCGGCCACGCTACAAGGCACTGTCTGGGCGCTGGTCACGACGCTCGACGGCTCGAATTCCTACACTCTAACGGCCAACCTGGTTTCCGGGCAGGGCAACGGCACTTTTACGTTGGAGACCGTGAGCATTGGCTCTGGGCTGTGGAGCGTCGCGGCGGCGGTGCAGGGCATGTCCCTGAATTTGGTTTAGGAGATCATCAATATGGCCAGTCCCTCTCTACCGCTCAGTCTTATCGTAGACGTCACCGTCCAGGTGGCCGCGCAGGCCGCCGCCGCTCCGCAATTTAACCAAGGTTTGATAATCGGCCCCAGCGCCGTGATTCCCTCCGTCGGGGTCGCCTCGCGCACCCGGCTGTACCTAGGGCTCGCCGGGATGCTCTCGGACGGGTTCACCTCCGCCTCGCCCGAGTACATCGCGGCGCAGATTTACTTTAGCCAGAGTCCGGCCCCGCAATATCTGTGGATCGGGCGGCAGGACCTGACCTCGCTCAACACCGTGGTGCCGCACTCCGGCTCGGAGGGCACGGGCTACGTGGTGGGCGACATTATCACCGTGGTACAGGTGGGCGCTAGTGGCGGAACGCTCCAAGTTACTGCCGTGGGCGGCAGCGGCCAGGTTACCGGAGTAAGCATCCTCACCGACGGCACCGGGTACACCGTGGCCACTGGGCTGCCCACTAGCGGCGGCACGGGTTCGGGCGCGGAGGTGGACATCTCCGTGATCGGCGAGACGCCGCTTACCGCCGTGCAGGCTTGCCGTGTGTCGTCGCCTTCCTGGTGGGGCTGCATGGTCACCGACGCCGCTACTGCCGACAACGAGGCCATTGCTGGGTTCGTGCAGGCCATGACGCCCGTGGGGGCTTACTTCTGCACCACCGGCGACGCCGCCGTGCTGAACAACGTCACCAACAACTTGGGCGCGTACCTTAAGGCCGCAGCGCTCAACCGCACGTTCGTCGACTACGCCACCACCCAGGGCGGGGCCGCCCCCAACAACATCTACGCCTGCGCCGCTGTCATGGGGGTAATGATGGGGCTGAACACGGGGCTGCCCAGCTCCGCCTTCACTATGAAGTTTAAGCTGATGACGGGGATCATCCCGGAGCCGCTCACCATCTCCCAGATTAACGCCATCGAGGGTAACAACGTCAACCTGTACTTGGGCTACGCCAACGACGACTACACCATCTTCGAGCAGGGCACTACCCCGGTAAGCGGCACCTACATGGACCAGATCCTCAGCCGGGACATCATCGCCGCAGCCATCCAGTTTAACGTGATGAACCTGCTGGTCGGCACTCCCAGCATTCCCCAGACCGATCCGGGCGAGACGCAGCTCATCCACGCCGTAAACCAGTCGGCCAACGCCCAGGTCATTACCGGGTGGATCGCGCCCGGCACCTGGGAAGGCGTCACCATCATTAACCTGGTGGCCGGGGACCCGCTGCCCTTGGGCTATCTGGCTCAGTCGTACCCGTACGCCACCCAGACGCCAGCCAACCGGGCGGCGCGGCAGGCCATGCCAATTTATTTGGCGATCATCGAGGCGGGCGCGACGCACAGCCTGCTGGTAGGGATCTACATCCAACCGTAACTTAGGAGCGTAACACCATGGCACAGTCGGCAACGTACAGCTTTAAGGACACTTCCGGGGCGTTCACCAACCCGCTGCTGCCCGCTCCCATCGTGTTCGCGGGGCAGATCGGTATGGGCCGGTTTGTGGTTAACATGCACACGCCGCGGTCTATTTTAGACACCGCCGCCGACGGCACCATCATGCCGACGTACGCGGCGGGCAACAGCGGCCAGATATCCATCGAGGTGCAGCAGACTAGCATCCTCCATGCTTTATTGCTGGACCTGTATAACAACCTGGTCCTGGCCGGGGATGCCGGGGATCCGTCGGCCTGGGCTGCCGGGCAGATTACGCTCCGCAACACGGCGGTGGGCAACCAGCACGTGCTCACCGGCGTGGCCTTCGAGAAGAAGCCTGACAAGCCGTACGAGGCGCAGGGCACTCGCATCACGTGGGTGTTGCTGGCCTGCGACGTGACGGAGACGACTTCGTAGCCTGGAAGAATGCCACAATGACTGCCACAAAAGAAGTGACCTTCGGGGATACCTCCTACCAGATCGGGCGGCTGTCCGCCCGCGACGGCTCTTGGATCGTAGGCCAGCTGATGAGCCGGGGGCTGCTGAACGCGGCCTTTAATCGAATCGAGGAGAAGTCCTCGGAACCCTTGGAAAAATTGCTGGGGCTGGCGTTGACCTACGCCTTCCCGGACATGCCGGAGGAGGTGTTCCAGGGTGTGCAAAACCGCTGCTTCGCCGTGTGCCGGCAGTATCGGCAGAACGGGGATGCTACTGTGGCGGAGCCGCTGCTGCGGCAGGACGGCTCCAACCGCTGGAACGGCCGGGACGAGCCCGACCCGCTGGTGAGCATGGCGCTGCTCATGTCGGCGCTGACATTCAACCTAGAAAGTTTTTTCGCCCCAGGGGCGAGGAAGACCTTGCTGCAGATATTCCCGGACCTGAGCCTGATGGTCGCTCCTGCGGAATCGACGGCTTCCTCTTCCGCCCCGTCGCCGCCGGGCTCTGGCGGCAGCGCGAGGTAGACACTTACACGTTCGCCGATTTGGTCGAGATACATGAGTTGCTGGACATCCAGGACCGGGCGCGGGAAGAGGCACTAAGGCAAAGTAGTTAATTTATGGAAAGCATCAAGGAATATTTAGTTTCGCTCGGGTTTTCCGTAGATAATGTCAGCCTCCGTCGCTTCGAGGATGGGCTTAAGCGGGCCTCGGTCAACACCGAGAAGTTCGCTAAGAACGTCGTCGGGGATTTCGCCGTGGTGGGTGCGGCAGTGGTCACGGCATTCACGGCCGTGGGCGCTGGTACTATTGGCCTGATGTCACATGTTGCAAAAGCAGATTTGGGGTATCAAATGTTTGCCCGGCGCATGTTCATGGGGGTGGACGCCGCCAAGAAGATGAAGATCGCGACCGACGCCCTGGGCGTGTCGCTGGAAGAGATCGTATGGGGGCCTCCGGAGTTGGCCGAGCGCTACCGGGCGCTGGTCAAGGACCAGACCGAGATGATGAAGTTCCTGGGAGGGGACAAGTTCGAGAAGTCGATGCGCAGCATCCGGGACATCGGGTTCCAGTTTACTCGTATGGTACCGGAGCTGCAGTACTTCAGCATGCGGTTTACCGAAGACATCATGAACAAGCTGTTCGGTACTCCCAAGTCGCTGGAGAATAGGCTTAAAGACTTCAACGCCTGGTTCATAGCCAACATGCCACGCATCTCGGACGAGATCTCCAGCGTGATCGCTCCTGCTTTTAAGAAGCTGGCGGGCGCGGCAGAGAGCTTGTTCACCAAAAAGAACGTGGACTGGGTGGTGAATATCGTCACGAAGGGTGCCGACAATTTGGGCATGTTGTTCAACTGGCTCCAGTCCGATAACAAGTGGGGCCTGCTGTGGGATAAAGACAAGAATACTAACTCCAACATGAACACCATGCTGGGGCTGGACAAGGACCAAGTCATCGGCAAGGTCGCCGGGGTGGCCAAGAAGTACGGCGGCCCCGAGGCCATCGCGGAGTTCCTGGCCTTGATCCAGCAGGAGTCCGGGTTTAATTCCAATGCCCGTAATAACCGCACCGGGGCAATGGGGTTGGGGCAGGTGATGCCTTTTAATTCTCAGGGCAAGGATTTGTCTGACCCGGACCAGAACCTGGCCGTCGCCGCACAGATGTTCTTCGGTGCGCGGGCTAGGCACAGCGGCAGCGTAGAGGAAGCCCTGCACGACTACTACGGGCACGGTAAGCCGGGGCCAGGCGAGCCCACCTTCGATCAGTACTACCAGCAGTACGTGGAGAAGTACAACAAGTGGCGCGGTGACCCGTTGGCCAACCCGAACGGCGGGAATTTGCAGAATCAGGCCATGCACACCACCATCGACGTGGGCGGCATCCACATCAACCAGCCCAACGCCACGCCGGACCAGATCAAGCGAGCGGTGAAGGACGGCATCGACGAGGCCACCAAGAAGGCAAACCAGCGCGCCATGGCCACCCGGCAGGGGGCGTACGCGTGAGCGCGCTAGGATTCTTTACTTCCTTACTGGCCCTGCAGCCCGCGCCCGTGCTGGGCTCCAGCGGCCCGTGGCGCCCGCCGCAGTGGAATCAGCCGCAGCAGTACTCCATGACGTTCACCATGCCGGGCGAGCCTACTGCTTCCGTGACTACTTCCAGCACGGGCGGCGCTCCGGCGGCCCCGCTGACCACCAGCAGTCCGGGCACGTCGGGGCAGACCACCGTGCTGTTCTTCGACGCCGTATTGCGGGCGGAGCACAACCAGGAGCTGGTTCTTACCAAGCACCCGGTGCAGGTCGGCCCTGCCATTGTGGACCACGCCTACCTGCTGCCCGCGCGCGTGATGCTGGACATCCTAATGTCGGACGCGGCCGACTCGTACACGGCGGGCCAGTACTCCGGCGACCCCAGCAAGTCGGTGGCGGCGTTCGCGCAGTTCCTTAGCACGCAGGCGACGCGCATTCCCATCACCCTGGCCACGCGGCTCAAGGCGTACCAGAATATGGCGATTACCGACGTGCGGGCGCAGGACGACAGCCGCACGGCCCACGCCCTAAAGTGTACGCTGTACTTCGAGCAGATCATTAGCGCGTCCACCACCACAGCTACCCAGAGCGCCCGGCCCGACCAGACCGGGGCCACCAACGAGGGCACTAAGAGCACCGACACGCTGGACCCAGTTACCAGTAGCATCATCAACGGGATGGGCGCGTTCCCCAGCACTCCGAGCCAGTAATGTCCCAGCAGATAGTCCCCCTTGATAACTCGCCTAACCAGACGTGGCAGGTGTCGCCCCTGATCGACGGGGCCACGCAGACGTTCTTCGTCGCGCTGCGCTACAACGAGGTGGCGAATTATTGGTGCATGACTATTGACGACGTCAACGGCAACCTGCTGCTGGACTCGGTGCCGCTCGTGACCGGGGTGAACATCTTGCAGCAGCATGCCTACCTGGAGATCGGCAGCATATTTATCATCAACGTCAGTGGTACGGCGCTGGACCTGCCTAATAACACCGATCTGGGCACGGACTTCGTCATGGTGTGGGCTGACGACCCGCTGATAGGGGAGGTGCTGGCCGGGGTGGCCAGCGGCCTGGCGGGCGGCGGCAAGGGAAGCAGCCCGTACCAGCCCATAGGGCCGGGGGAGCACCAGCCGATATTCTAATGAGCACCCTACCCAACTCGCCGCCGCAGCCGACCGCTAGCGGCAACCCGCTGTTCGGGCGGAAGTACAACTTGCAGATTAAGTCCAACCCGGACTCTTCCGGGAACCAGACCGTGCTCACCGTGACGGACTCCGCGTTCGAGCCCGAGGCGCTGCGCATCACCTTCGACGTGGTTACCATGGGGCGACAGGTGCCCTGGTACGCCGAGATCTGCATCTACAATCTTAATGAGCAGACGGCCAACTACATCCTTACCCAGGGCACCAACTCCGCCATCCCTCCAGCTGCCGCGCCCAACGCGGCGGCGCAGGCCGTGCCGATCCAGCAGGGCATGGAGGTGATACTCTCGGCCGGGTACTTGAACGGCAAGTACGGCGTGATCTGGGACGGGTTCATCCTGCAGCCGCTGTGGGAGCGGGAGAACCAGGTGGACTTCAAGCTCACCCTGCACTGCATGAACTGGCTGGGCATAGTGGCCCGCAACAACGTGCTGCCCCAGGCGTACGCCGCCGGGAGCACCCAGCTGCAGATCGTCCAGTCCATCATGCAGAATTCGTTCCACCCGGTGCAGCAGGGCACTATTTCCCCCAACCTTAGCACTAAGGCTCTACCGCGCGGCAAGGTGGTGTTCGGGTCCATCAATAAGTACATCGGGGAGATCGCGCGGGACAACAACTTGCAGTGGTGGCTGGACAAGAAGGGCCTGATGAACCTGAACAGTCCGGGAGGACCCACGCTTACCTTGAGTACTGACCCGCCCGTGGTGTTCACCCCTACCACCGGGATAGTTGACACCCCGGCGCAGACGCAGGAGGGCATCTACATGCGCCTGCTGCTGGACCCCACGGTGGAGGTGAAGCTTCCCTATATGACGGTAAAGGTGGACAATTCCCAGATCCGGCAGCTGCTGCGCCAGGCCGGAGAATACCCCAGCTTTTTAGCCCAGGATAATACCTATGTAGTCATGGGAGCTCGGTACTTGGGTGACACTCGTGGGCAGGACTGGTACGTGGACGTCACCGGGTACCTTACGGCGGCGGCGAGAAATCTGGCGTTGGCGCAGGTCACCGGCACTACCGTAGACGCAGCGGGGTTGCAACTCGATGGCGGCTAGCGCTCCCAGCTTTATTAACCTGGCCACGCTGCTGGGCTCCTCTGATGCCTCGTTGGAAGAAATGTTCTGGCAGCGGTTGGCCGAACTGCGCGTGGCCGTTCCGGTGGTGGTGGTGAGCTTCGACGACGTTACCCAGACCGTGGTGGTTCAACCGGCCATCCAGGAAAATTTGCTGCAAAATTCCATCCCGGTGCCGACCAATCTGCCCAACTTGGTGAAGGTGCCCATCGGCATGATACGCGCTGGGGGATTTTGCATTACTATGCCCATTCAGCCCGGCGACGAGGGGCTGGTGGTGTTCGCCGACATGTGCATTGACGCCTGGTGGCAGTCGGGGGGCGTGGCCAATAACCAGGTGGAGCGCCGCCGCCACGACCTGTCGGACGGGTTCTTCCTGCCAATGTTTTGGTCCCAGCCGCGCGTGCTGCCTAACTATGCGGCCTCCATCATGCAGATCCGCAACGACATCGGGACCATACTCATCAGCCTGCTGGACAACGGCATCTCCATCACCCCGGACGGCGGGACCACCAGCCTGACCATCACGGCGGGCCAAATCTCCATTCAGGCGGCCACCTTAAGCATCAACGGCGCGCCGTACGCCACCCATATCCACTCGGCGGTGCAGACGGGCACGAGCGACTCCGGGCCGGTGGTGCCATGAGCACTTCGGCAATTGTACCCAGCCCGCTCGTCACCGTCCGCCAGATCGGTGGCGGAACGTTTTATGTGGTGAACACTATAACCGAGTCCGTAATAACTACGCTGGGCGTGTCAATAGGTTTGCTGGTGGAGGAGATCGCCAACATCGTGGCGGGGCAAAATCTCACTATAGATCTGCCCCCGAACCAAGAAGTGGTCACCGTGCTGAGCGTCTCCACCTTATCCCCCGCGTTCTTCGCCGTGTTTACCAAGCAGCACACCGCCGTGGGCATCCCTGTCACCTACCAGATCTCCAGCGGGTACGAGCCGCTGTACGGCGCGGGGCAGGCCGACTTCCTCACCAACTTGGCGGCGGTGGCGCAGATCATCGCCACCCGACTGCGGTTGTTCCAGGGCGAGTGGTGGGCGTCGCAGACCGACGGCCTCCCGCTGTGGCAGAGCATATTGGCCCAGCCCGCCAGCCAGAAGAGCCAGCAGCAGATCGCCACTTTAATTACGGCGCGGATACTGGGCACGCCCTACGTCACCGGGATAGGCAACGTGCAGACCTCGTTCTCGCCCATCACCCGCGCCTTCGGTTACACCGCCCAGGTGCAGACGCAGTTCGGGCCGGTTACTGTCTCCAACATACCCGTCCCGCCCAGTCAGGCGCTGCCCTCGTGAAGCTGCTGGAGTTCCATGTGTTCAACGGAGGCAGCCGGATTGCCATAAACCCGGAAGCGGTGGTCAGCGTGGGCGAGATGCCCAATCGGGACAGCTCCACGGGGGTTAAGGTAAACGAGGCGCTGCACGCCGAGATTAAGCGCATCGACGGCAGCTCGGTGGAGCTGCGGGAGAGCTACGACAGCGTTCTGGAGGAGCTGACCTAGATATGAGCACGCCAGCCTACCTTCCGCCGCAGATCGGGACCGCCGGGCTCACCATTCCGGGGTACAACAGCATATTGGCGCAGCTCGTCCTTAACTACCAAGGCATCTACGGGCAGAACGTGTACCTGGGGAACGACTCCTCCGACTTTCAGTGGATATCGGTATTGGCCCTAATGATCGCCGATACCTTGGCCGGGCAGCAGCAGGTGTATAACAACCAGTCCCCCGCTACCGCTATCGGGGCCGGGCTGGACTTGATAGTTGCCATCAACGGGCTGACCCGCAAGTCGGCGTCGTATTCTACCTGCCAAGTTACGCTGACCGGGGTGGCGGGGTCCGTAATTAATAACGGCCAAGTCCAGGACGTCAACGGCAACCTGTGGAACTTGCCCACTCCGCTTACCATCGGCGCGGGGGGGACGGTTAACGCCGTGGTTACTGCCCAGACGTCCGGCCCGGTGAACGCCTTGGCCAACCAGATTTCTAATATCTTCACCCCCACCGCCGGATGGGTATCCGTTACCAACGGGCCGAACGTCGCCGCCCTGGGGCAGCCCGTAGAGACCGACGCCCAGTTGCGCGGGCGGCAGGCGCTGAGCACCGAGTTGCCCAGCGAGACTTTATTGGCGGGCACCATCGCCGCCGTAGCCGCTACCTCCGGGGTGACCCGGTACAACGTGCTGGAGAACTATACCAACGTGACCGACGGATTCGGCAACCCGCCCCACTCGATTACCGCCGTGGTAGAGGGTGGCGCCAGCGTGGCCGTGGCCACGGCCATCTACAACAACCGGGGCATCGGCGTGCTGACCAACGGCACGGTTACCGTGGACGTCACCGACCCCAACTCCGGCGTGGTCACGGCCATAAGCTTCAACCTGCCCGCCTACGTCCCCGTCTACGTCATAGTAAATGCGCACTTGCTGAACGGCGGCACGGCCAGCACCATCGCCGCCATTCAGACCGCGCTGGTCGCCTACCTCAACAGTTTGCAGATCGGAGAGCTGGTCAGCTACGGCGCGCTGATCGCCGTGGCCATGGGCGTGAACGCCAACTTGTCCAACCCGGTGGTGTCGGTGCACTCCCTGTTCTTCGGGACCGCGCCCGCCCCCGCCGCCACCACGGACATACCGATATTTTTTAACCAGGTCAGCCAGGGGCTGGTGGCCAACGTAGCAGTGAACTCGGTCTAAGGAGGCACTAATCATGGCAGTCGACTTTGTAGAGCCCGGCGGCGAGTACTACTACAGCTTGGCCACCCCTTTAGCCCCTGGCGCGTGGTCCGGGGCACCGTTCGGCGGGGCCGGGTTGGTGAACAACGCTCCGGCGGGCGCTAGCACCACCTACGCCATATCCCTGACCCCAGGGGCATTTCTGTACAAGAACTTGTCCACTAACTTCGCCACCTTTATCCACGGGGAGCGGCTGTACATCTCCGGGGCGTTCACGCCCAATAGCATTGTGTTCCAGTTCATGGACGAAGCCACTAACCAGGTGGAGATTCGGGTAGACGCCCTAGGCCACCTGTACGCCACCCGCAATGGCACCCAGGTGGGAACTAGCTCCACCTTGCAGCTGGTGGCTGCTTCGGGCTGGAACTACATCGAAGCCCAGGTTACGTTCAATTCCACCACGGGCGCGGTCGAGGTCTGGGCGAACAACGCGGTGTTCCTCAACCTCACCGGCCTGAACACAGTGAACTCCGGGAACTCCTACTGTAACCGGATACAGCTGGGCAACCCCTGCGGGGCCACCGTGTACGTGAAGGACGTGTACATGCTTGACACCTCCACCGGCGTGAACACCACCCGGCTGGGCGACATCACGGTAGGGATCCTGTGGCCCAACGCGGCGGGCGTGAACCAGTCGTGGTCCAACAACGGCGGAGCCAGCCAGACGGCCAGCGTCCAGGACGGCATCGCGCAGACCGGCACCTGGCCCGACGGGGACGCCACCTACATTAGCAGCAACACACCCAACCAGATCAGCGATTTCGCGCACCAGACGCTAGCCCTGACCGGCACCATCTTCGCCGTCCTACACGTCATGTACACCCGGAAGGACGACGCCGGGGCGCGGCAGATCGCAGGTGTGTGCCTGTCCTCCGCGACCACGGCGGTAGGCGCGACGCAGAACCTGGGCAACACCTACCAATACTTTATGGACGTGATCGAGAACGACCCCAATACCAGCGCTCCATGGCTCGTGGCGGGGCTTAATTCCGCAACTTTCGGCGTGAAAGAAATTTCTTGAGGATTTAAGTGGCAGGTCGCGACAGCCAAGATGTAAGCCTTCCCGTAACCCAGCCGACCACGGCTGCGGCGCGGGACTCGCAGGACGTTGTCCTGCCCGTAACCGGTCCCTCCACTGCCAAGGCCCGCGACTCGCAGGACGTTGTCCTGCCCATAACCGGGCCTTCCACCGCCAGCGCCCGCAACTCGCAGGACTTGCTCCTGTTTCTGATGGCCTTCCTGGGCGCGCGGGACTCGCAGGACGTAGTCCTCCCCGTCAACCAGCCTTCCACCGCTCTGGCCCGGCTGTCCCAAGACGTGCTGCTCTACATCCAGACCAACGCTCCCCCGGCTCCGCCGGTCGAGCCTTGCTATGGCTACTACACCAGTCTGATCACCAGCCAATACCAGAACTCCCCGGCGTTCCTGGCGTGGTTGGCCAGCAACCTGCAGTTCTACTGCGACATCATGGCGTGCACCGACTCCATGAACCAGAAGTTCTCCGTAGCCACGGCGGTGGGGGCGCAGCTGGACACGCTGGGCCTTATCATAGGAGTTAGCCGAATGGTGCAGTTCCAGCCCACGGGCGGCATCAGCCCGATGCTAAGCGACTCCAACTACCGAATACTGCTGAAGGCCACCATTATCCAGAACCAATTCAACGGCCAGTACATGGGGACCAACAGCACCTTGTGGGACGACTGGCAGGGGCTGTTCCCTGGCGGCTCCATCTACGTCATCGACAACCAGAACATGACGGTTACGGTGATTGTGTCGGGGGGGTTCACCCCGATCATGCAGCAGCTGATACTAAACGGCTACATCGTGCCCCAGGCCGAGGCCGTCATGTTCAACTACATATTCGCCACGCTGCCCGTATTCGGGTTCGACGGGGTCAACCCGGCCATCATCGCGGGGTTCGACGTGGGGCACTTCGGATAAGGAGACACTATGCCGGGCAGCTCTAATTTCTTAGTTTTTAATCCCACTTGTGCCAACCAAGAGCTCGACGCCACTTACTCGGCGGATGTGACCCGCACGGGCGGTATCGTCTTCGACCAAACCATGTCCTCGCTGCTTGCTAATAAGCTGATGTACCAGGTCAGCGTAGGGGTGGCCGGTCTGATGGCCGCTATGGCAAATAAAGGGTTCAATCCGAACGACGGCAACGGCGATCCGGCTCCGGCGCTGGCCAATCTAGCCGCTGTAATGGCCAACGTGCTGACCACCGCCGACTACTCCTCCATAATCGCGGCGGTGTTCCCCGGAGTAGCGTTTAATTTTACCCTCGGGGGCAGCTCCTACCTTAAGATGGGTTCCAACTTCGGGGGCCTGATCCTGCAGTTCGGGCTGGTCTCGCTCACCACTAACCCGCAAACCTTCACGCTTCCCGTGGCGTTTACCACCTCCCGACTGGCGGGGTTCATCAGCACGCCCTCCATCGGCAACCCCAACACCGCCGGGATTGCGTTCAGTGGCGGGCTGAGCAACTTCGAGATCGAGGTATTCACTGGGTTCACCTCCGGGATCGAGTACTGGTACTTGGTGCTGGGACACTAAACATGCGAAAATTCCTATCCGTACTGCTCTTGCTGGCCGCGACATTGATGACAGCAGCGGCCCAGAACACCACCACCTTTACCGCCTCGAACAGCGTCACCACGCTCACTGCCGCAGCCATCTACAGCGGTCCCGGCAGCCTTACGCCGCTGCCTACGGGCACCGCGCTGTTCCAAGCGACCAATGCCCTGGGAGTCCCGATCAGCTACCAGCTGGGCGGAGGCGGGCAGCAGATTTCGGTTCCCACCATATGCAGCATCGTGAACGGGGCCATAGTCCAGCCCTGCATGCTGGCCAACGTAGCTACTGCTAATCCGACCAACTTCTGCTACTCGCTTACCATCAAGAACAGCGCCAACCACGTGGTACTGGGCGGCCCTAGCTCCGGCTATCAGTGCTTGCAGCCGACCTTCACCAACACCTGGTGCTCGGCCGCCACCTGCGACCTGGACAACTTCAGCCCGACCGTTCCCCAGCAGATATTCACCCTGTCCACGCCTACGCTGACCACGCTGGGCGGGGTCTACGGCGGCGACTGCCCCACCGGCCAGGCGGCCACGGGGTACAACGCCACCGGCCACCCGGACTGCGCCGTGGTAAGCGGCGGAGGCGGGGGAGCGGGCGTCTGGGGGGCGATTACCGGCACCTTGACCAACCAGACGGACCTGGAGAACGCGCTAGCTCTGCTGTCGCCGGTCGCCAGCCCGGTGTTTACCGGCATCCCCACCGCGCCCACGCCCATCACCAGCAGCAACGGCACCCAGGTGGCCAACACGGCCTACGTGCAGAACAACTTAGCCGGGTTCGCACCCATCAACAGCCCGGCGTTTACCGGCACTCCGTTGGCCCCCACCGTGGGGCTGAGCGACAGCTCCACCAAGCTGGCCACCACCGGGTACGTGCAGGGGCAGAACTACGTTACCGCCGTCAGCCCGGCGCTGACCGGCGTGCCCACCGCGCCCACGGCGGCTGTCAATACGAACACTACGCAGATCGCCACTACTCAGTTCGTAATTGGGCAAGGGTACGCGCCCATCACCAGCCCGACGTTCACCGGAGTCCCGGCAGCCCCCACGCCCCTTATTTCCGACAGCAGCACCAAGCTGGCCACCACCGCCTGGGTAAACGAGCAGGGCTACGGCACCGCCACGGGCAACGTGGCGGGGCCGGGTAGCAGCATACTTAACGACATCACGCTATTCGGAGGCACGAATGGAAAATCCATCGTCGACGCAGGTTTTGGATTCCCTTTGGCCGCAGCCCATATTGGGACCTTAGCAGCTGGAAGCAATGGGCTGGCAGCCTCTGCTACTACCGACACCACCAATGCTAGCAACATTAGCAGCGGTACTCTATCGCATGCAAGACTACCGGCACTGCTCAGCGGCGACATCCCTAACAACGCCGCCAACACCACTGGTACCGCTTCTAATGCCACTCTAGCCGCCCTAGCCACCGCCCTAGCCGCCGCGCCAGCGCAGTGCCTGGTGGCCGGGCAATTCGCCACCGGCATCACCGCCGCCGGGGTCGCCAACTGCTCCACGCCCACCGGCTCCGGCAACGTCACCGGGCCCGTGTCCTCCGTGGCCAACGACCTGGCCGTGTTCAACAACAACCTAGGCACCCTGCTGAGTGACTCCGCCGTGCCACTGAACACGCTGGCTACTTTAACTGGCACGCAGACGCTAACCAACAAGTCCATCTCCGCCAGCCAGATCAACAGCGGGGCGCTGGCCACGGCGGTAGGCGGCACTGGCACCAGCACCGGGCTCACAGGTATAGTGCGCGGCGGCAACCCGTTCGCGGCCTCCGAGCTGAGCGGCGACGCCGCCACTTCCGGGTCGAATCTAGTCACCGTGAACGGGCTGAAGGGCGCGGCGCTGCCCGCGCCCATCACCGGGTACCTGAACTACGTGGCCGGCACCGGGTGGGAGCTAAACGCCCTGCCCGGCGGCGGCAACGTCAACACTTCCGGGACGCCTACTGCAGGACAGATCGGACTGTGGGTGACTAGCACGGCCATCCAGGGCGTGACCGCGCTGCCCGCCAGTGCCGAGCCCGCGCATACAGGCGACGTGACCAACGCCGCCGGGTCGCTGGCAACTACCGTGGTCCAAGTCGAGGGTGGGGCAATTCCCGCATCGGCGGCCTTGGTCGGCACCAACTCCAGCAAGCAGCTGGTTGCCAATACCGGCACTATTACTAATAGCACGTCCGGGAACGCCGCCACGGCCACGGCTGCCGTAGCCCTGGCCTCCACCCCGGCGCAGTGCACTAGTGGGCAGTTCGCCACCGGCATCGCGGCCAACGGCACCGCCAACTGCACCACCCCGCCGGGCGGGGGCAACGTGAGCAACTCCGGCACTCCCACCGTGGGACAGATCGCGGCGTTCACCAGCGCCACCGTAATCCAAGGATTAACTACTCTCCCCACTTCCGCCGAGCCAGCGCACACCGGGGACGTAAGCAACTCGGCGGGGTCGCTGGGCATGACCGTGCTGCGGCTGAACGGAGGAACTATTCCGGTGTCGGCGGCGCTGGTCGGAACCAACTCCGGCTCACAGCTGGTGGCCAACACGGGGACCATTGCCAACAACACCAGCGGCAATGCCGCCACAGCAACTTCCGCTACTACCGCCGCCACGGCCACGGCCCTAGGTGCCACGCCCGCGCAGTGTTCGGGCTCCACGTTCGCCACCGGCATCACGGCCAACGGCACCGCCAACTGCGCCACCCCGGCTGGGTCGGGGAACGTCAGCAACACGGGCACCCCCACTACCGGGCAGCTCGCGGCGTTTACCAGCGCTACCGTGATCCAAGGCGTTACCACGCTGCCCACGGCGGCGGTTCCGGGGTTCACCGGCGACATGACCAACGGGGCCGGGTCGCTGGCCACTATGGTGGGCAAGGTTAACGGCGGGCTGGTGCCCACTTCGGCTGCGCTGGTGGCCACCAACTCCTCCGCGCAGCCTGTGGCGGCGGCGCTGGCGCAGGGGAGCATCTTCGCGGGGAATTCGTCGAATCTACCGGTGGCGCAGGCCAAGCCAGTCATTGACGTAAGAGACATTCCGGGTGTGGACTGCACAGGAGTTTCTGACAGTTCCACGGCGCTTAACGCGCTGACCGGTAATCCCCCTACCTCGAACAATGCGATCACAGGGAGAACACTGTCGTTTGGGAACTGCCCTAGCATCAATTTGGCGAACACCTGGGTGGTCTACAACCAGGCCAGTTTCGTCATCAGCGGAGTTACGCGGAGCGGAGCGGCAGGCAAAGGACCGACAATCACATGGAGCGGATCATCTGGCGGGACGATGATCTCCATGAACTACGATGACGGGTGGCAAGTGGAAGGACTCAATTTCTTCGGGTCCACCGGGGCTGGTGTCGATGTCTTGTTCGACAAAAATGGTCCAGGAGGAATTTGGAATAGCACAGACGGGAAGTTTGTCAATGATACCTTCCAAGGTGCGAACTCGAACTGGATTGGCGTCTCCATCTCTCCTGTTTCAAAGGTAAATGTCGAAGACGTGCGGGTTGAGGACTCGTCATTCTACTGCAATGCTGCCGTGAGCACGACTGCGGCGATTGGAATCGAAGTGGGGGCCAGTTATAACGCCAAAAACGAAATTTACGCCCGCAACACGTTCCAGAATTGTTATTACGGGATCTACCAGAAGAACGGGTCTTTTGTAGCAAGTTACAATGAGTTTACGTCGAACGGCGGAACGTGCGGAAGCGGAGGCGGTGCAGACATCCGCGGCGATACAAGCAGTGACGTGGATATTATTGAAGGGAACCTAGACGAGAACAGCCTTCAAGGCTTCAGTATGAATGGCGATGTGCCGGGATTCGGATTTGGTCATCCTGTTATCTTCCGAGGGAATCATGCGGCTCCTGCTGGCTGCGAGAACCTTAGTCGTTATTGGTACAACGTTTTGGGAGGCACGGACTGGATTTTCCAAGGCAATTCATGGGACGCAGACAGTAGCCTAGTAAATGTCATTGGTTCTAACTATGCTGGCGGAAGCAACAATACCCACGTCTATGCATCTGGGAATAATTATCCCAACGCTGCCTTTACGCCGTGGTGGACCAATGCAGCGGGAGGTTTCTCCGATGAACTGGGAATTACCAATGATCGACTTTTTACCTACGGCATAAAGCCGAATAGCGAACCTTCCGCTAGTGGAACGGAACCATCCCCATTGCTAGTGCTTCGCAGTTATGAAAATGGGGCCGTGTCCTCAGACGACATAGCATTTCAAAATATTGCCGGAAGAGGTAATGGACCCGGAACGCTACTGGTGAAGCACACAGGTTACGGAACAGACGTATTTGGTTGGGATGGCGCATACTCCGACATCAACATCATCGCGCTATCAACACCTTCGGTGTACCAGGTTTCATACGGGGGCACTACCGGATCAACCAGTTATACATACGCGATTGTAGCTTATGATTCGCTGGGAAATAGCGCAGGAAGCTCAACGTCTACCTATGCCTCGGGCAACGCCATGCTTTCATCCACAAATTACAACCAAGTTCAGTGGTATCCCTTAGCCGGAGCGACTAAGTATTGCATTTGGAGAACGGCATCTAGCGGAACCCCATCAAGTACTGGTGACATTGGCTGCACGCCAGCGGTTGAGGCTAATGGGGGGCTGGGGAATTATCAGGCGCTTGTGTTTGGATATGCACTCAACGGAAATCCGGTAACTGGCGCTTATACGTTCAATGACACAGGACTTGCGGGAGATTCATCGGTACTGCCGAGTACAAATACAACCGGCAGAATCTCGGTTGCGGGTGAGATCACGTCCACTCTCACCACTGGCACTGCTCCATTCTCTGTGGCCTCCACCACAGTAGTACCCAACCTCAACGTTGAAGTCCTAAACGGCGTCACCGTCACTGGGACGCCCGCCACGGGCTACGTACCGACCGCGACCGGAGCCTCGACGGCAACGTGGCAGGCTCAAAGCGGCGGCGGACTCACTTTAGGCACCGCCGCTCAGGTCCCCGTGATGAACTCGGGGGCCACGGCTTACGCCCCGGTTACTATTTCCGGCGATGCCTCGATGACCAGCGCGGGCGTCCACACCAACAAGGGCATAAACGGCGTGCTGCTGTCCGGCCTGGCCACGGGCATAGTCAAGAACACTACTGCTACGGGAGTCCCCAGCATCGCCGTCGCCGCCGACTTCCCCACGTTGAACCAAGCCACCACGGGCAACGCCGCCACGGCCACCCTGGCCAGCACGGCCACGGCCCTGGCCTCCACCCCGGCGCAGTGCACTGGGTCCACGTTCGCCACCGGCATTACCGCTGCTGGCACTGCCAACTGCGCCACGCCTTCAGGTTCCGGCAATGTCAGCAACACTGGGACTCCTACGGCGGGCCAAATCGCAGCTTTCACTAGCGCCACCGTGATCCAAGGGCTATCGGCCATCCCCAACGGCATCACGGCCACCACCCAGACCACCGGCGACAACACCACCAAATTGGCCACCGACGCCTTCGTGCTGGCCAACAGTAGTTTCACAGCGTACCAAACCAACAGCGTGCCCCTTACCTCCTCCGCGACCGTCAATTTCCAAAACTCCACCGCGTTCAACGGGCTGACGGCCACTTTTACTAACCCCTCGGCGGGCAACGTGCAGCTGGGGTTTAACGGCGCTCTGGGCAATGGCGGGCTGGCCAACTCCACCATCGGCGTCGCCGGCACGGCCAACCAGATCGTCAGCAGCGTTGCCGCCCCGGCGCTAGGGGGCTCGACTACATTAAGCATCGCCAACCCATTCTCGTTCCCCGGAAAGTTCACCGCTTCCCTAAGCACCACCAGCGCCGCTAGCTACAACATTCCCAACGGAGCCGCTCCCACTGTCCCTGTAAACGGGGACGAGTGGAGCCTGGCCGGGATTCGTCAATTTTACGATGGCACCCACACCAACTCGTTTACCACAATTCAGGGCGCGGTCACCAGCGGCCACTGTCCAGTGTTCAGCGGCACGGCCGGGCTGTTCGTGGACTCGGGAGCGAACTGCGGAGGCGTCCAAGTTTACCCTGGCGCGGGAGTGCCGAGCAGCACCGGGTCAGCCTGGGGCGCGTCCTACACGGTCGGCATCGTTGCTAACGATCTGGTGCAGCTTAACTCCAGCGCCCAGCTTCCGGCGGTGAGCGCGGCGCTGCTGACTAACTTCCCCACCCTGAACCAATCCACCACGGGCAACGCCGCCACGGCCACCACGGCCACTTCCGCCACCACGGCGTCTACGGCTACGGCCCTGGCAGCTACCCCGGCGCAATGCACTTCCGGACAATTTGCTACCGGTGTAACTGCAGCGGGCACCGCCAACTGCTCTACCCCGGCTGGATCAGGGAACGTCAGCAACAGCGGCACGCCCACGGCGGGCCAGATCGCAGCCTGGACCAGCTCCACCGTGATCCAGGGGCTATCGGCCATCCCCAACGGCATCACGGCCACCACCCAGACCACTGGAGACAGCACTACTAAGATTGCCACTGATGCTTTTGTGTTGGCCAACAGCAGCTCCACCGCGTTCCAGGCCAACGGCACGGCTCTTACCTCCTCTGCGACTGTCAACTATGAGAACTCGGCCGCTTTTAACGGCCTGACCGTAACCTTCGCTAACCCCTCCGCCGGAAACGTGCAGGCGGGGCTTACGGGCACGCTGGGCAACGCCGGGCTGGCCAACTCCACCGTAGGCATCGTGGGCACGGCTAACCAGATCACCAGCAGCACCGCCGCCCCGGCGCTGGGCGGCAGCACTACGATCGGCATCGCCAACCCCTTCTCGTTCCTCGGAAAGTTCACCGCCGCGCTAGGCACCACCAGCGCAGCCAGCTTTAACGTTCCTAGCGGGTCCGCACCGACTGCCCCCGTTAGTGGGGACGAGTGGAACCTGGCGGGTGTGCACCAGTTCTACGACGGCACGCACACTAATTCTTTTACAACCATCCAAGGAGCCGTTACCACTGGCCACTGTCCGCAGTTCAGCGGCACCGCAGGGCTGTTCGTGGACTCCGGCGCGGGCTGCGGCGGGGTCCAGGTCTACCCCGGCGCGGGCGTGCCCAGCAGCACCGGCTCGGCCTGGGGGGCGTCCTACACCGTGGGCACTGGGGTCAACAACTTGGTGCAGCTGAACTCCAGCTCGCAGCTGCCCGCCGTGAGCGCGGCGTTGCTAACTAACTTCCCCACCTTTAACCAGAATACCACCGGCACGGCCTCCAACCTTTCCGGAACGCCCGCTTTGCCGAGCGGGACGACGGGCACTACGCAGACCACTGGGGACAACACCACTAAGCTGGCCACCGACGCCTTCGTGCTGGCCAACGGCGGAGCGGCCCCCCCGCTGGGGACCGCCGCTCAGATTCCGGTAGTGAACTCGGGGGCCACGGCCTACGCGCCTGTAACCGTTTCGGGTGATGCTGTTTTGACCGCTGCGGGTGCCGTCACCAATAAGGGCATGAACGGCGTGCTAATGTCAGGATTAGCCACGGGGATCGTAAAGAACACCACCACTACTGGAATCCCTAGCATAGCCGTGGCAGCGGACTTTCCAACGTTAAACCAAACCACCACGGGCAACGCCGCCACGGCCACCAGCGCGACCACGGCCACTACGGCCACCAGTGCGACCACGGCGGCCAACCTGAGTGGCACTCCGGCCCTGCCCAACGGCACCACCGGCACCACGCAGACCGTGGGTGATGGCAGCACTAAGCTGGCCACCGACGCCTTCGTGCTGGCCAACGCGGGAGGGGGCGGCGGTCCCACGCTAGGCACCGCCACGCAAATGCCAATCATGAACTCCGGGGCCACCGCCTACGTCCCCCAAACTATCTCTGGGGACGTGTCGGGCATCACGGCGGCGGGGGTCACCACGGTGGCGTCTTTGCACCTGGCCAGCCCCACCACCAACGCTATACTTAAGGAAACCTCCGGCGGCAACGCAGTGCCCTCCACCCTGCTGGACAACGGCACCACCGTTAGCACCTCGGAGCCGCTCACGGTGGGCGCTTCCGCCAACTTCACCATCGACGCCACCGGCGTAAGCACGGCGTACTCGTGGAAGCCGCCGGTAATCTCCGGGGCCACCACGGGCGCGCAGGTGTGGACCGGGACGGGCTCGGTGGAGCAGGGCAGCCTGTTCCCACTCCAGGGCACCGACGCCAACATCCTGAGCTCCGGGACCATTTCCGGCACGGGCGCGGCGCTGTGTACGGACGCCAACGGCGGCGCAAGCACCAGCGGCTGCTCCCCCGTGGGCCTTACCGGCCCGCTGCAGATCCCCGCGTCTTTGTCTACCGACATTTGCGGCGGCACTAGCAGCATCAAGTCCCTGCTGATAGCGCAGAACTCCAACACCGACGCGGCCACCATCGACTTGCGGGCGCTAGTGGGGACCACGCTGGCCTGCCAGTCCGACCCGTTCGCCGGGTTTACCGGGTCGGGCCAGGTCATACAAGGCGGCTTCACGCTGGCCACCGACGTGCCCATCCTAGTCCCCACCGAGGTGAACTGGCACGGGGTGGGCGCGCCGGAAGGCGGCGGGTCGGCCATCCAGGCCAGCGCGACCTTCCACACCAACTTCCCGATGGTCGCCGGGGGCAGCGGCAGCGCGACCCTATGCGTCACTCCCGGTAGCGACGCCATTAAGATGGGGACCAACGTGGCCGGAACCTGTACGGCGGGCGGCACCGGAACGTTTACCCCCGCCGGGCCCACTTCGCTGGTCCACTACGCCGTGGGCATTTGCCCTACCGGGGCCACCTGCACCCCGATCAACACGGTCTTCATCGGCACGATTAACTCGGTTACGACCGCGTCCGCCGCCGTAATGGACGAGCAGCTGAACAGCCCGTTCACGCTGCCCGCCACCAGCGCGGGCTACCAGTACGTGTTCGTCATGCCGGTCACCATGCCCAGCCTGCGGAACACGGCCTGCATAGGTACCTCCGCCGCTTGCGACTCCGAGCACCAGGAGATGGACCACGTTACGGTGGACTGCAACGACACCGCGACGGCCAACGACCAGCACATCGGGTACCTGCAGCTTTACGGGCAGGAGGGCACCAAGCTCCACGACGCCTCTCTGGTCAACTGCTACTGGTCGGACTTCGTAATCCACGGCAATAAGGGATCGCACAGCGGGCCATACTCCAACATCAACGCCGGGAAGAACAACAACGCCGCCACCGTCCCGGTCTCGCTGTGGGGTATCCCGCCACTGGGAGGAATCAGCACCGTCACCATAGTGCCCAACACGGCCGTCCCGGTGGATATGTTCATATCGATGGACCCCGCTGGAGGGGGCGCGACGGACATAGGCCCCGAGATACACATGGAGAACGCCACCACCGGCATCCAGTGCGGCGACCTGGTGTCGTTCCCATGGGAGACGGGCGGCACGGGCTGCAGCAACGTCCGGTTCTCCACTTTGAGCGGGAACTCCAACCTGACCACCGTCCTTCACTTTGTCGCCGCGACCGGGGTGCCTTCGGTAAACGACGTGGTGGAGAATTCGATCACGGCGCAGTCCACGGTCGCAATATTGGACGACATCCACAGCGCGTCCATTGCCACATTTCCCCCGGTCTACGCCATCAGCACCGGGCAGTATCCGGACGGGTTGGCCGCCAGCCAGCTGACGGGGTCCACCGCCATGCTGAATTTAACCTCCACCGCCAACGTGGAGGTCTCCCCCGTTTCCAGCGGCACCAACTACTTTAAGGTCAACATCGCCGGCACCGCCGCGCAACCAGCCTTGGTCAGCTCTACTAGCACTACAACGGGGCTGTACTTCCCGGCGGGTGGAGTGGGCGTGTCGGCGGCGGGCGCGAGCGTCGGGGTGTTCACCGCCAACGGTCTTGCCACTAGCGCGGTCGTGTCCACGGGGACCAAGTTCACGGCCTCGGGCTGCTCGAACTCTACCACGGTGGGCGGCGCGACGGCGGGCCGGTTTACCAGCCCCACCACGGGCCCTTGCACGGTCACCATCACGATGGGCAGCGGGGACACGGCCCCCAACGGGTGGGCATGCTTCGCCTCGGACCAGACGACCCCCGCCAACCTGTACGACCAGAAGTCGGGCGGCTCCACGACTACGGCAGTGCTCAGTGGGTCTACGTTGGCGGGGGACGTGATCAGCTTCGGGTGCATCGGGTACTGATGCGCCGGTTGATCCTACTGCTGTTTATGGCGACGGGCTTCACGTTCGCGTCGGACATTTACTTCGCTCCGAGTTCGGCGGGGTCGAACAACGGAACTTCCTGTAGCAATGCCTACGCATATAGTGACGGCTCGCACGGCTGGAGCGTAGCTGGGCAGCAAGTAGCCGGAAACAATCTTCATGTCTGCGCCGGAACGTACACGATTTCGTCCGGCGGAACCGCGCTAACCACTCACACCAATGGCTCGAGCGGCAGCCCAATCACGTTCATTGCCGATCAGGGGATTGCGATTCTTCAGTCTCCTGCCTTTGGCACTGCGCTATCTCTCAACAATACCTACTGGGTAATCAACGGCGTCCAGTCTATAGGCACGGTGAATACACAGAATGCTGCTACCGGAGGTTGCGCCGCCAATTGTGTCAGTTGGGTGTCGGGGCCAACCTTTAAGACTAACCAGCCCGCAATCGCCATCGCCGGACAATACTATCCGGTTGCCTCGGTCATCAGTTCGACACTGCTTCAGGTCACAGACCAAAGCGGCAGTGGAGTGTTCGCTCCCGGTACGCAGACCGGTGTACCCTATGCCGCCAACAACCTAACAATTCAGAACACGCTGAACGGCACGTCTGGCGCGACTTGCGCCGGAGGCTCTTGCAGTCTTCAGAATTCGACAATCGCAGCGGATATCAGCGCCAACAACGTCACGATTGAGAACGTTCATATCCAGAACATGTACGTTCACAACTACTTGAATCCATCGAACGATGTTACGGCGGGCGTGCTGTTCGGCATCGAGGGGTTGGGCGTGAACAACGTCACGATCAGCGGGAATACGTTCAGCGAAACGCGGCTGGCGATAACGCTTTGGGGCAACAGCGTCACCATTAACAATAACTCCTTCTTCGACAATGCCGCGACGTGGTGGTTCGGTCCTAACACGACGACGACGGGCGGGGTGTACCACGACAATTACATGTCAAACATCGGGAACTGGAACCATAGCGGCCACCTGGAGTATGTCCACCACTTCAGCAGTCCCGGCATAGAAACCGGGATGATGCTTTATAACAACTTCTACGGAAGCACGAACTGCGCCTACGGACCGCCTCCGCCTGCTCTGGGTGATTGTAGCGGCACGGCGAAATTCTACCACGAAGGATCGAGCGCGAACGAGACGCACTTTAACGAAGTGTTCATCAGCGATGACGGTATTGGTTACCTCCCCGGAATCGAATACGAAAACGGCACGCTGGGCGGAGGTCACACTCACACTAATCTGACCGTGGTTAATGAAACCTTTCTCCAGGGTTCGGAAGTCGGAACAGGGAACGTTGGGATGCAGTGGGATAGCGGCATGAGCAACGCCACCTTCCAGAACAATTTGGTAGGTGGTGGAATCACTCTGGCGTTCTTCACTCAGAGTGTGGGAGCTTTTATTTCAGATGGTATCAACTACAACGTCTACGAGAACATTAACGCTGATTTAGGTGCCACAAATAACTGGGGTGCGCCTTGTACCAGTGGCGGCGGTTGCGTACCCCTAGCAACTTGGCAGGCGGCATTGCCTTCGGGCAGTGGAACCGACGCAAACTCAGTCCTGAACACACTTACAAACCTGAAGGTAAGCGCCACCACAGGTCTACTCAGTTCAGGTTCTCCCGCTATCGGGTTGGGCGTGAATCTGACCGGAACACTTTCACTTCCAGCCGCATGGAATACCGGGGCTCCGCAATTCTTTGGAGCGGGCGGAACATGTGGAACCGGCTGCGTGGCGCGACCTTCGACTGGCGCTGTGGATGTGGGTGCTTACCCCTTTTCCTCTGGTGGTGGTAGCTTCGCGCTCACAGTCACCGACGTCGGCACCGGCACGGTGACCAGCTCGCCCTCGGGCATCAGCTGCCCCGGCACCTGCTCCGCCAGCTACGCCTCCGGCACCGTGGTCACGCTTACCGCCGCCGCTGGGACGGGATACACCTTTACCGGGTGGTCCGGAGCAAGCTGCAGCGGCACCGGTACCTGCGCGGTGACCATGTCGGCTGCGAAGTCGGTCACGGCCACATTCGCCGTGCAAAATTTGCCTACCTTGCCTCGGTTGTGGGTCAACAATAACGAAGGCAACGCGGCGTTCAGTTACGAATTGAGCCTGCCGTCTACTTGGATCACGGGACCGCCGGGGGGGTGCACCTTCCACGTACCGTACTGGTCCGGGGTTCCCACGCTGGTCGGATTTCAGTCGGCGATTGTGGACATAGAGGTGTGTCGCACAGCTACTGGGGTAGGAATAATGCTGGACATTCCTCCGGCGCTTTATACCGGCGCTTCGGGGTTGTATGTTCCTCAGTCCAACACGGTGCAGGCGACCACTTTCCTAGGAATGCGTTCCAATCAAGATGCGTTCTTGCCGAACGGTACCACAGTTTGCTCCCACGGTATCCAGGACAACTTAGCCACCTCGACCGACATAGGCTTGGATAATCCGGATTGCGCCGGAGACGTGATGTACTACCAGTTGGGAACGACGCAGACCACGGTGTCGGTTGGACCGATTACGCT